TCAATTCACCTCACTCCAATTTCTCTGAGACTCTTTTTGCAGTGAATCCAACCAAACTGCAACATCCGTTAAGTTTACAAAGTATTCAGATTTATTACCATCTACCTTAAATGCTGGGAAAGGTAGTTTACATTTAGCTGCTCGTTGTTTTGCAGCTGCCATATCTAAATGTGGCATGTAATCTTCAACAATATCTTTTAAGGCAACAACAGGTCTTTTATAACGCAAAATCAACATCATTGATGTGTCGATTTGGTCATTTCGATTGATCGCTACTCCCATTACGAATTCTCCTGTGTTTCGTCAATGTCGGCCCATTGGTTGCATTCACACTTAGAACAAAATCCATAAAGTTTTACAGAAGGTTTGCTTGTTTCTGCCCAATTTAGTTGACTCAAATTAGATCGGCACACAGAGCAAATCACTTTATCCTGATCATCATTTAATTGGTATTCAAGATGATCAATTGGATTACAGAATGGGCAGGGAATATCGCCACCACTTGTTAGATATTCACCATCACCACTATCTAAGTCCCATAGATAGCCATCAATACATTGAGAGTCTTGATAGGTAGCACCAAAATAAGATACAGGCATTTGAACAGGACATTCTTGTATTTCAATCGGTGGTTTTTCATTAATCATGGCCTTGCTCCTGTGAATCTTTGATTGCATCGACCCAGCTTTCAGCATCAAGCATATGTTTAATTGCATTCGACAGTTTTTTATTTGCCAAATCTACATAAACTTGAGCAGTCAGTCCTTTTCTGATTTCGTCCTGGCAATTTCTTAATTCAGAGATTGCACTTTGAATATCATTAAGTGCAGCTTCTGAAGTTTTAGTGATAATTTTTTTCATCACAGCCACCATAATTCAAAGTTAATAAATAAAAATCCGTTTACTACCAACATAATTTCAAGCCACCAAATAACCCACGCCATGTGCTTCACCTTTAACAATATGCAGAATTTCCTTTTCTGCTTTTGCTGTGCAAGTCTGTTCAGGTGCACGAAGATGGTTTTCAAATTCAGCCCCAAGCTCATAAGCTGCTTGATTACCTGAAAGGTCTGAGCCAACACGCACATAATGATGTGACTTTTTATATGCTCGTTGTGCTTCTCGACTTTTTGCTCGTGCCACAAAACCACCATCTAACTGCTTCACCTCATACCCAAGTTTTTCAAACCAGATTTTGAAGCCTAAGAAGTTTTTCTGTTTTACTACTGGACGCATAAGGCATTTACCTCAGCTTGGGTGTTATATCCGATAGCTTTAAATAGTGGGTTCAATGCAGAAATATCTAACTGCTTTTTAGCTCGAGTAGCAGCAACATATAAAAGTCGAGCTTCATCTTCGGTTAGGATTTTTTCACCAGGTGCAGCAGCTTCTTTATAAAAGAAATCACCACCAAGTTTGACCTTGTTAAACTCCAAGCCTTTAGACTTATGAGCTGTGGTCACAATGCAGTCATAATCACTAGAATTACTTTTTAGTAATGAGCTGATTAGAGCTTCTTCACCCACTTTATTGATTAGGCTAACAAGTGCTTTTAAGTCATTTCCAGAGACTTCATTTGTGTATTCAATGACTTCTTCCCAATTGCTAAAGCCTTCAAACACACTTCCATCATGGACTTTTATTCCAGACTTAACTTTTTTGGCATCTTCAATATTTTTTAATAAAGAACCTGTATCAACTTCCAAACGTGGTTCACGTCCAATTTTTACCAGCTCAACCATATTAGAAAGGGCAGCAGCATTGGTGCGATAAATAAATGCATCGGCAATTTCATCGCTAATTTCATTAACCTGTGAATCTATCTGTTCAAAACCACGTAATGGAATTTCTTCATCCAAAATATTGAACAAAATTTTATTTGCAAGATCAGCAATGTTTTCACCAAAACGGAATGATTGACTTAAACGTGTTTCAGCAATATCTAGGGATTGCATCGCATTGACAGCACCACGAAACGCATAGATTTGCTGGTGACGATCACCCACATAAATTACCTGAGCACGTTGCTTACTCAAGACATTTAACATGATTGGATCAGCATCTTGTGCTTCATCAAATAAAATAAAGTCAGCATTAATCACTGGATTGCTCAATGCCCAATATTTTAGGTAATGGTCATGTTCGAGACGGTTAATGCCAGCAGGATTTAAAATGTCATTCCAGTAATCATGTGCCTTAGGTAAAAGGATATTTGCCAATTCAGCACGGTATGTGTCATCCATCCAATCAGGTAAAGCTGCGTAAACTTGTGATAGTTGAATTTCGCTGTAATTAGAACGGCAGAAATAACCAACGGCATTCATCATAGATGTGGCCATACGTTTTGAATTAAATAAACGCTTCTGGTCATCCTCACCACGTTGTTTAACCAATGCCACTGGTACTTGATAATTCTCAAGATCATGGCGAGATGCCAATTGGTTTGACATCAAGCGACGATTTTTTAATTTATTGGTCAGCCAGCGTGGAACGGAGTTATAAGATAGGCTGTGAAATGTTTTGCACTTAACATTATGGTTAAATTTAGACTGTGCTTCTGTTGCAATAGCCTTGTTAAATGCCAAATACATTCCATGTTGGTGATGCTTTGCATTACCAATCAGTTTAAGGGTAGAGGTCTTACCAGCACCAGCGTATGCGGTCACTTTACAAGACTGTCCATGTAATGCCATATCAATGGCATGTTGTTGTTCAATAGTTGGATTCATATTTCTATCTCACTATTGGTACCCTCATGTGTGAGGGCACCACATGCCATTAGTTAAGGTGTAAGTTCTGCTGATTTACGTTCAAATAGTGCACTAACTTCATCAATTTGCTCATCACTCATTGAACTTGTATTAGGTTCAAAACGTTCAGCCATAATTGAGTTGATTAATTCGATGGTATCGGCACTATCCAAATCAACCAGTAATTGCACATAATTTTTACGGTTGGCATACGCAGTAGAAATATCTGTTTTTGCAGGTTCACCAAGATCAGCAGGAATTGTTTTAGCTAAAGCCTTTAATTCCTCAACTGTGCTTAGAGCATTAATTTGATTAATGAGTCCGTCTACATCAAAATTAGGTGCCATATCAATAATTTCGACTTCTACGGCTGCTTCACGTTCAGCCATTTGAGCTTTAAGCCCACTCGAACCTTGATGTTTTTTTACTGTTGATTGAACAGGGGTAACATCAAGTTCTTCACGTTCAATGACTTCATCTGGTGTATAAACACCAAGAATTACATCTGGACAATATAGGCGTGCCCAACGTTTAGTTGCTAAATATGCAATTTGTTGACGTGGATCAGTACCCCATAGCGGTGAGTTACGAACTGGTCCTACTTGTGCCATAGAAATATCAATTACACGTGGTGCGTTCTCACCTCGTAATGTTGCAGATACTCGAACACCAAGAGTAGGGGATTTATCATCCTTACCATTTACTTTCGACCAATCACCGTACCACTCAAAGTGTAAACGTTCTTTTACTGGCGCACGTGAAGTAATAACTGCATTTACAAGCTGTGCTTCATAACCTAAAACGTTATTGACCATGTGAGTTTTTTGAGCGACTGCATAAGGGTTCATTTGCCATTGAGCAGCTTGCATGATGATTGCCATGCAATCGCCAACATTACCTTGCAAATGTTTTGGTACAGTCATACGAGAACCTGCCATAATTTCAGCGGTACGCTCAAAACGAGCCATTACCGTTTCATCCATCATTAAATCAAATGCAGAGAAACCAACTTGATTTGTTTTATGGGTTGCTAGTGCTGTATTCATAATAAAATTCCTTAAACTGTTTCTTTAAATTTGTTTGAAATACGGAAAACTCTGGTGCTGGAAGTTTTGCTATATTTCGCAAATAAATCAGGTTCTTCTTTTTTCAACAGCGTACTGTCGATACGAGTAGCAGATTGTTCTTTGTAAGTGCAGATAGACTTGCCTTGGCTAATCATCATTTCAGCATCCTGCATCGTGGAGACAATCTTTAACTTGATTTCATCTTCACGAGCCTTGTCCGCTTTTTGGCGACCTTGAACAGTGATAAGTTCTTCAGCTAGCTTGATATGTTCAAAATCAGCTTCGACTTGTTTGCCCACAACATGATTTGACCAACGATGTAAAACATCATCAAAACAAGTAGGGTCTGGTGGCACATCAGCAATGACATGGTTGAACCAAAATGCTTTAACTTGTTTAAAGATTGATTCAATTAAATCGTCATCACGTTCAATGCGATACATACGGAACTTATTGCCACCAATGAGAACGGCAAGGTGCCATACTTGGAAGCCTGTAAGCTTCATGTACCAAAGACATTGAGTAAGGTAATAGTCTGGAATTTGGTCTGAACCTTCTTCACCGAATAATTTAGAAAGATATTCAGAAGCTGTTTTACATTCCAAACCTTGGTCGGTGGTCAACTTGCCATCTTTATCGAAATAAACACGACCTGCGATTTCAGGATTTACAACAGCACGGTCAATGTTACCGATTGCCCAAGACTCTCCGATGTTTTCAAGAGTTAATTGCTGAGTAACACGTTGAACTTTCATGCCTGAACGACGTGAGAACTCTTTTGCAACAACGTCTTCAAGTAAGTTGCCGAAATGGGCAGACTCATTTTGTGATTCTTTACGTTCACTGCGACCAGTTTTGTCTAACCACAATTGGTATGGTGATTTGTATGGGCTAAAACCAAGGATTGCAGCAACGTCTGAACCACCGATACCTTTTTTACGACCTGCAAGAAATTGGTCACGATTAACTTGTGTATTCATGCTTCAACACTCCCTTTGATACTTTCATAGACACTTTGGCAAGTAGCCCAATTTAGAGAACCGTAATCCTCATTTTCTTCATCCCAATCACCGTGAAATGGGTTATCAGAAACAGAAGTCATATGAAATCCAATCGCAGGCACATCTGGATCAGTATCTAAATAGTCTGCAATTGCTGGCCAATGATTAATGTGGTTTTCAGGCTGAGGAAAATCATTTAAAAATGCACGTATATCTTGTGCTGCATGTTTGAAATCTTTTTTCTCAATGTACATTCGGTCCATTGTCATTAAATGGAGAGTACGATGAACCAATGGAACAGATTCATCTCGACATAGAGCCCAAAGTTTTTCACCACTATCTTCAAAAGTAGCAGCCATAAAATGTGGTTTATCCAGATACTTTTGAGCCATGGCATCCCAAATTACTGGTGCTGAACCCCAAGCATTACCAAGTTCAAATAGTTCCTCGACTTTTTCGCCAGGATGAACAGCTAAAACAGTTGTATAACTCATGCTCTAAATCCTCTACGTGAATTCATGATTTCCAAACGAATTGAACCAATTCCCACGTCAATAACTAATTCACGAAAATTTTCATTTGAAGTGATGCCAAATTTGAAAGCCCATCCACCACCAAATCGACCAGAACTTTTAACCTTGAATGGATTCAATCCCCAAAATTCACCATTATGCTGATCAAATGGTTCATCTTTAGAAACCACATGCCAAGGAAAGCCATGCATTAGGCAAATAACAGTTTTATTTCCAACATCAAATTCAAATTCGTTGTATTTGACAGGCTCACCAAATAAAGCTCGATATACATCAGCTTGAAGGCTTTTAGAGTGATCAGCTGGTTCACTAGAAGCTGTTTTAATTTCAATTAAATCAAGCATATTAACCTCTCAATTTCTGTAATTTCACAGCGATAGAGTCTTCAAGGGCATCGTTGATCTTGTCGATTTCATAACGATCAAGATATGCATTGATTTCGCCATCTTCATCACCGACCAACTCAGGTTCTAAGCGATCAATCTGAATGCCTACAGCACGATTAAAGCCGTTACCATCATCGAAACCTGAATAGTCAAAATTCACCTCGATGTAATACTGGTCATTTGCAGTTAATAAGGTTGCATGACATTCATGTTGACAGTCGTTGTATGGTCCTAAATCGAGTTCATCTACCTTGTAGATGTCTGATGCCACTGTGATTGGCTGCTGTTCCTCAACAGGTAGCTTGGGCTGGTGATACATTTGCACAGACGCTAAAACTGCTGTCATTGCTACTGCACCACCTAAACCCAACAAAATTGATTTGAAATTTAATGAAACCATGTTCATAATCTCCTTATAGCGATTGCTATACCCCTTAAAGAAGCCCCGTCCTCGATCAAAATTTCGGGGCTTTTTATTGCTTAATTTTTAGTTTTAAGCGGAAAAGGTACCAATACGGACAGGGTTTTCAGGAAGCAAAGCAATCACTTTTTCTTTGAATTCTTGAATAATTTCATTACGCAAGAGTTCTTCTTTAACGATTTGCAATGCAAACGATGGCTCACCATCTGAGCTATTTACTACAAGACGCAAGCGAATAGTTTTGTCATCAAGACCAACATAAGCTGGATCAATGATTTCAAAATAACTTGGTAATTTCCCTGCTGTGCTTGAAGCTTCAACTTTGTCAAAGACTGAGCGAGTTTCTTGCATGTTTGATACTGACGAGTCAGTAGTTGAAGATGCGCCAACTTTCATGTTGCGAACTGCATTAATTGCTTCCGCAATATGGATGGTTTCACCAGTTTCACTTGTTGCAGCGAATACACTTGCCCAATCTTCAAGTAATGTTGCAAAACGCTTTTGATTAAGTTTGTTATCTTTAAGCTGATTGAGCTTTTCCCAAACTACAGTTGGTTCAAGCTGTAAAACCGCTTTGTGGTCACAATGACCTTGAGTTAATCCAACAACTTTGAAGTTTAAAATTGCTGTTGCTGATACATTTTTATGGTCAACAAATACAGGGGCCGGATATTCGTCTTCTGGATTAAGAGAATCAAACTCTGAATAATTTAAAACATAACTTTTGAAATCTTCAAAAGATGGGGTTTTTAAAACACCACGTGCACGGTTACGACCAGCTTGAAATTGTTCTAAATCATGAACTTTGAAATTTTCGTGAATGGCAACAAGTTGACCACGAGATAAATCATTTACAGGTAACGCAAGTTCAACGATTTCTTTAGCAGAGTTTTCCATTTTCAGTACCTTATGGATGGTTGGTAAAATTGTTGTAATGAGAAGGGGGCTGTTTAAGCGTCTTCAGTGAATAATTGACTTGTATGGTTAGCGAACAACGTGACATCACCACCAGCATTTAAATGCATTGGAGTTTTTGAGGTGGTGTCCTCTGCACGTTTACCTTTTGCTGTTGGTTCAACAAAAGCGAGTGTGTGTGCAATTTCGACCTGGCTTGAATCACCGATACGAGCAATATCAAGTGTGATTTTGATTTGCCCTTTTTTGTTGTGCTGAACAGCACCTTGAGAAACCATGCTGATAGCTGCACCGAGTTGGTTAGCAAAGGTTCCTGCACCTAAGTCAGCAACAAATTGCTGTGCGTTGGTTGGTTTGGTAGACATTTTTACCTCACATTGGGTTAGTGTGTGAGATAAATATCGCATTACCGATATTATTAGTCAATAGGAAAACCGATATTTTTATAGAAATTCCGATTTTTAATTTTATAGTGATAAAAAAACCTGCTCAGGGCAGGCTTTGAAGAAATTTACATCTAAGATCTTTTTAAATAAATTAATGCTGAAAAGCAAAGAATAAATCCCCAATACCAATATTCTTTAACAAAACTAGCACCACCAATAATTTTTAATATTAATATCAGTGGAATACAAGCAAAAGCCGAGATAAAAGCGTAAGCAAATATAAAAAACATCCATTGCGCAATACTGTCAATTGATTCAGGTTTTTCACCCTTGGATCGTCGTACTTTCCATTCTGAAAATGAGTTAACAAAATAATATAAAGCACCGATTATACATACTACCCCAATAATTATGTCAAAAAAACCACCTGACGAACTCCCTAAACCATCTTCAATATATCGATCTGCATAAGTATGAAAAGGTGTAAAAATGAGTATTAATAATATTGGAGTTTTTTTCATAGCTTGTCTCAGGCTAAGATTAATTAACTTTTTCTAACTCTTTTAGGACGCGAACCACCAAGTGGCCTAAAAGCATCAATCACTAAGCCGACCAATTCCATACCTTCTTCGAATTCAATGATATTAGGTTGAAAATTTGGGTTAAGTGCTTGTAAATATTTACGTTCGTCACTTTCAATGATTAGTTTCTTAAATGTTGCATCTGTATTATTTCTAACAACAATAAGGTCTTCAGATAAAAGATCACAAACTTGGAATGATGGATTTACAAGTATGTAATCACCATCTTGGTACGTTGGGAAATTACTAATACCAACTACTTTTAAGTAAAAACAGCCGTCAGGATCATCAGAACTTAACGGAGGAAGCCATTCTGTAATTTCTGATGGATTAATAGATTCTACTGATGTCATTGATCCTGCCTGTACCCAAGATAAAACAGGGATAAGCTTATTTGATGTGATAGAGACAACATTGTTATCAAAATCAGGAGTGATACCTTTTTTTAATTCTTCAGCTGTTACACCAAGTGCATTTGCTAATTCAAGTATAGAACCTGTTGATTTAGCATTACCTGTTTCAAGATCAGATATCACAGATTGCTTCACGCCTGATTTTTGAGCCAATTCCTTTTGAGTCATTTTTTTGGCTTTACGAAGCTTTTTTAAATTTTCACCTAAAGTCGCCATAAAAAAATCCTAAAAACTACTATCGGAATTCTGATACAAAATGCAATCGGTTTGGCTATTGTCTTAATATCGGAAAACCTATATATTTGTTAAAAATATCGGAGGTTCTTATGAATCAGTGGCAAACAATGATCTCTGATTTAAGAGAAAAAGGCTTAACACAAACTCAAATCGCTGCGGAAATTGAATGTTCTCAAAATTATGTAAGTGATTTAGAACGTGGCGTTTGCGGTAAACGCTTGTCTTATGAGCTTGGGAAGAAATTAGAAGCTCTTTGGGAAAAACACCAATCAGTAGACTTAACCGCAAAATCTGCAAGTTAAAAGGAAATCTTATGGAAACAAAAATAATGTTTGTATTCAGCAAAAAACTGTTGGCACCGATGTCAACACGTGTACCGCTGGAAGTCCAAGAGATCATTGATACTTTGGCTGAAAGCCAAGGTAGTGATCGTGCGAAATGGTTAAGAGATGCCATAGATAAAAAGATCGAACTGGAGACAGGTCAATCATCATCTGAGCACATAGAAAAATCAAAGAATACAACGTCTACAAGTGTATTCAAGAATGTATGCAGAAATTTGAAAAGTTTTTGGCAGGCATTAAAAAAGCCCGACGTTGCAGGTCGAGCTTCTAGTACAGCAATTCATAATCATTCAGGAAAATGAACATGAGTAATTTAACAGAACATAAGTGCGCTGGCAAATGTCCAGAATTTAAAGAAGAACAGTGCCATCACTGTTTGATTCAGCAAATTGAAAAACGTGAGTTTGATTTGGGTATTGCACCTGACGAAGCGTATGTAAAAGATAGTCGTTTCAGTGCTGGTGATGTGGTCGTCTTGATTGGTGAAGGCACAAAAGATGTGTTGTTAGAAATTGTCAATCATATGTACACGCCAAATATGTACCGAGTAAAGATTTTGGAGTCGGGAAATTTCGGTCCTGTTTTTAAAGATGATATTCGCCATGCCACAACAGCAGAACTTAAAGCAAAAAAACGATTGCCGCCTCCAGCTGCCTTGCTCGTATCTGGATTAAATGATGTGGAGAAATACCACCAACGAGCGATTGCAGCACAGGGGGAAGTGTCATGAGCGATTTTACTTACGCATCGTGGCAAGAATTTGTTGCCGAACTGATTGAAAGTCAGGAAAAACATAACTGCTCTACTGCGTATCCGATATGGATGGTGCAGGAAAAGAGAGTAATTCACGGCATGGACTCTGGCTATGCGGATGAATTCAACTGGATAACTGACGGTGGAGATTCTATTTACAAAACAGCTCAAGAGTTGTTTGAAAATTTAGATGCATCGGGACGACATGAAATTAATGAGTTTTGCTTAAAAAATTATGACTTGTTGTTTGATGTTCTTGATGGGGATGCGCAAGATGAGTGCCTTGAGGAGTTTGCAGAAAAATTTAACTATGACTGGGTTAAAGCTTATTTCGTAGAAGAATGGATAAATATTCAAGCTTTTCTTACTCGCCAAGACGCTGATCGCTACATCAAGCGCCAATCACACCACCATGGGGAATTGCGGGTTTATGTCGAATCGCTATGGCGTTCACCACATCTCAAAAATCTTGTTCAAGCAATTCTTGATGGTGAGCTAAAGTTAATAAAAGGCGGTGAATCATGATTGATAACACCTCAATTCTCGCCCTAACTGACATTATCCAATTGCCTGAAGCTGAACGCTTACAGGCAATCAAGGATAAGTTTTCAGCAAAATCACATGATGAATTACTTAATTTACTTGGCAATGTTTTAAATGTTGCTGTGAATTATGCCCAATCGTGTGATGAAACATTGTATTTACATCTCGTCACCACTGGCGATATGCACCCACATGCGATTGAAAAATTGATTTCACCTAGTTTTCATGGTGCTTTGAATGGTTTGATCTTGGCGCAAAAAGCACCCAATCAAGATGTTCTATGTGAATCGTGTGCTTATCGCTGCGGTACTTTGGCAAATCATTGTCTTTCTACTCAATCTGACTTGGCTCATGCCTTGGAATTGGATGCAGTTTTTTATTGCCATAAAGATATTGAAAATTTGCATAGTCCGTCTGCTACAGATCGTAAGCGCATGAAACCATGCAAAGGCTGGGCACAGCATGTGAAGAAACATAAGGGAGTAGCAGCATGAAATCAAATGAAGCTAAAAAACCTATGTATATCTTTACTGAACTAGGCAAAGAAAAACTTTGTAAGCACTGTGATGAATACTGGCCTACAGATTCAGAGTTTTGGTTCATGATTAAATCAAAGTTAAAGGATGGAACCATTACATTTCGACCAGAATCAGCATGTAAAGGCTGCTATGACCGTGTTTATAGACCGCATCATGTAAAAGGTGTGAATAAGGTTCGTTCAAGTCATGAAAAGAAGGTGGCAGCATGAAAGAACTCCACAAAACTTTGCTGTTCATTTTCATGCTCTTTGGGGCTGCCTTAATTCGATTAGGGGGTGTGGCGTGATTAAGAAACGCAATAAAAAATACAACCCCAATAAACCTGCTTTAAATCCTGTACGCAAGTTTCAGCTTATTGGTGAAGCGATTGAAGAAAATCTCATTCTCGACCTTTGGCAATTAACAAATGGGAAATCTGAGGATCAAACGCCTGAGTTAGCCCATTTGCTAACTTTGACCAAGGGTACGCTTGTGATTGCCATGCGTAAGGATTTAATCGACAAGGAGCAAAGCTTCCATATCAGTTGTGACATATACGCAGATCATCCAGATGGCCGATCTATACAGCTCGATTTTGAAATAGCTGTACCTGAACGCATGACATATGGACAGTTTTTGAATGGTTGTGAAGAAGATCAAGAGCCGATTTACATCGTTGAATGTGGTGTCAAAACTCGCTGGAAAGGTGCCAACAAGTTAATGGATGAATATTTCCATGAAGTTGCGGGACCGGGATTCAAAATTGTAAAGCAGCCATACATTGTGACTTGCTTTTCTGCATTCAAGAACATGGCATGTCAGCGCGAATTTAAAGCCGTGCAGATCTCCCTTACTGGTAATGGGTTAGGGGTGGCAGCATGATTATCGGAGTTGCTGTTAAAGCAGGTGAGCTTATGGTCGCTCTACCAAAACCTAATCGCCATGCAGATTGTATCAATATTATTTTGTCACTTGGTTTGGTACCAGATATTCAAAACCAATGGGGTAAATCATTACACCAAGGTTTTTATTGTGAGCAAGGAAAGTTCTATACACGCCCACAAGCAGCTTTACACGCTATCGAATGTGGCCAACAAGAATGGACAGAAAATGACTTAGAGCTAATAGCCTTGGGTGAAAAGAAATTTTCACGTATGGGGCTATGTAGTGAAGATTTGTGGTGAGGTGGTATGAGCTACGCAATAACTGACCAGATTCGCAAATTAAAAGTGGGTAATCCTACAGCAAAGGCGGTACTTCTTCGCCTTGCTGATTATGCCAATGACTATGGTGAGTGTTTTCCATCAATTTCATTACTTTCTGATGAAACTGAGTTTTCAGTACGTGCGATTAAATCGGCTATAGATTTGCTTGAAGAAGTAAAAATTATTCAGGTTGATCGCTCAAATGGTCGCCATAATCGCTACAAAATTACGCCTGAAAGTTTTGATAGTGGAAAAGTTAAACCAGCAACCAGCATTTTGATTAAGCAGAAAATTTCTAAAATATTGCGCACTAAAGTATATGAGCGTGATTTATATCGCTGTGTTACATGCGGTACCCATTTAAACCTTACTTGCGACCATATTATTCCTGAGTCAAAAGGTGGGGCTACCACAATTGAAAATCTGCAAACCATGTGCAAATCGTGTAATTCAACGAAAGGAGTGAGCATATGAGCAGTTTCAACTTTGTTAAAGCTGTACGTCAAATCTCCATGCCACCAACAACTAAGTTAGTTGCAATCACTTTGGCTACATACGCTGATTATGAAACTGGCGAATGTTATCCATCTATTCAAACGCTCATGGACGATACTGGACTATCAAACAGAGCAGTGGGCTTACACATTAAACACATCGAAAATTTAGGAATATTGGTTGTAGATCGTTCAAATGGTCGTCGATCTTATTACCGTTTTGATGTGGAAATTCTCTCAAAAGCAGTGACGCAGGGTCACAGCTCGGATAATGAAAGCAGTGACTCTGATAACAATACCAGTGACTCTGACGACAGTGAACCAGTGACTCTCACGCAACAACCAGTGACTCTGGTGCAAAAAGCAGTGACGCAGGGTCATACTAACTACCAAGAACAACCAATAGAACAACCAATAGAACGTAGTAGTAATACGCACGAGGAAAAAATTTCACAACCGCCAGTTCAATTTGTTCAGTACCACAATTTTGATCTTGCAAAAATCTCAGTGATCGAACTTGGTCAGAAATATTCAACATTGAAATCTGATTTCATCGAATTATCTAAACCTAGACACCCTGATCTTGATCAACACGATCTTGAAAACTTGTTTGATGAATTTGGAGATTGGTTTGCATCACCGAATGATTACGGTAAGCAATCTTTCAAGACAGCACAGAAGTGGGCTGTAGCGTTTCTGACATGGGTAAACAACAACAAGCATAAACTTATCAACCGAAAGGCGAAAAATAGCGTCACTGAGCAATCAGGACGAAATAAACCTATCCAAACACCATCGGCATACCAAGCTAAACAAGAAAATGTAAATCGTTGGTTGCGTTATGGTCAAAAAGTCCGTGAAGAACAACATCAGGAATCATCAATTATTGATGTGGTGCCTGAACCCCCAAAGAGCTTTCTGATTGAGGAGGTGGGTCATGCGTGAGTTCACCATTACTGAAGCACGTCGTTTAATTGACAAAATGCGTATTCGTTACGGTAAGAAATTTACAGATTTTTGGGCAGCAGTTGATGAAGCTGATCTTGAACAGGCAATGATTGAGGACTTTTCAGGATTGACAGTTCAGCAGCTGGAAAATGGGTATAACCGTATGCTCCATGAACCATGGCCACCATGTGTACAGGATTTCAAAATTTGGTGTTTACAAGGTGCACATTGGCTCACTGAAAATGAAGCATGGCAACAAGCATTGGCATACGAGAAGTCGAATCAGACAATTTCAATCAGTGTGCATGTACTTAAAACTCTTAAAGAATTTAAGAAAGGTTTTGATGAATTAAATCCACGTGCTGAATCACAGTCAAAAGCATTCAAGGATATGTATGTCCGTATCGTTTCAAATGCGAAATTGATGGGAGATGTTCAATCATTCACTGATCCAGTTGGAGCATTAAAAGCACCTAAGGAAGATGAGAGAAGAATCACCACCTGTCCACCTGAATTGATGGCTCAGATGAAGGGTATTAATAAAAATTCTAATGCAGGTAGAGCATGAAAAACGATAAGTATTTTTATTTGTTTCTGTCAGTCGTGGCTATTTGTTACACAGTTTTAAAATTAAACGGTATTGACCTATGAATTTATCACCATCTCAAATTAAAAGACTTGTACATCAACGTGACAACAAACCTAAACAGCCAAAGTATGGGAATCATAAAGTTGTCGTTGATGGTGAAAAAGTTGCTGATTCACAGCATGAATATCGTCGTTTAAATGATTTAAAGGTCTTACAACGTGCAGGTGAGATTAAAGATTTACAGACTCAGGTTCGATACAACCTGATACCAGCACAGAAAATTTGTGGTGTGAAAGTACGTGGCACAGATTACATTGCAGACTTTGTTTATTGGACCAAAGATGATCAGTTCATCTGTGAAGATGCCAAAGGTCATAAAACTGCGGATTACATCATCAAACGTAAATTGATGAAGTTAATTCACAATATCGACGTAGTTGAAGTTTAAGAACGATTTAGGGGAGTATGACAATGAAGTCTAACGCTGAAACAATCCTTGAAGCTATTGAGGATTTACATAATCAAGAGCAGATCGTTACTAGAGAAACTTTGTCACAATTGACAGGCTTCAAATTATCTATCGTTGATGATCGTTTAAGCCATCTTGTCGATAGTGGCCAGATTATCCGTGTACAGCGTGGTGTATTCATTCCAGCCCCTAAGCATCGTGTAGCACGATTAATGTCTAAGATGGTTTTGCCTGATGGGACAATTAAAATTGAAATAGGTGATGATCAGATTTTGACATTAACACCACGTGAAGCTCGTAACCTTGGTAATTTGATGGTTGCTGAAGCAATGCAATATGCAAATATTGAAATGGGCCATCATATGGCAATACTTCAGAGTGAAGTTTCAGGTCAAGTCCGTAAATTATCGAAGCAAGTAGGGGATTTATTGGATATAGGTAAGCAGGGTGAGTTGTTATAAAAAATTATAATTTGTAATTCCGCATTTCAGATGCGGAATTCAAACTTGGTCAGATTTGAAATCCAACCATCATACCCCTCTAAGGTTCGACACACCTATACAATAATAAGACGATAGCCATATCAAGAGGTTGAGTGATATGGCTGAAAAAAAAGTAATTGATTGGGAAAAGATCGAACTCGATTATCGAGCAGGTATTAAGTCTCTACGTCAAATTGCAGGTGAGCATGATATTGCAGAATCTGGCATTAGACGTAGAGCAAAGCAATACGAATGGGTTCGTGATCTATCTGAAAAAATTAAAGCTAAAGCAGATGACATTGTGCGCAAGGAGAGTGTGCGCAGTAGTGTGCGCACGAAAACGACCATTTCAGAAAAAGACACTATTGATGCAAATGCCAATGAAGTAGCGTCAGTCCGATTAGCACATCGTAAGGATATTCAACGTTCACGCAAGATTGCTATGAGTCTTTTTGATGAGCTTGAAATGATGGTCGGTCAAGAGAATGTCAAATTGCTGGAAATGCTGGGTGAGCTTATGTGGTCGCCTGATGATAAAGGCAACGACAAGGTGAATGACCTTTACATGAAGATTATCTCAATGCCTGGTCGTGTGAAGTCTATGAAAGATTTAAGCGACACACTCAAAACATTGATTGCTTTAGAACGTCAAGCGTTTGGACTTGATGATGATAACAATAAACCTGTCGATGCACTGACCGCATTACTTGAACGAGTGAGCACTGGAAATAGCTCTGCGTTTAAGCCAATTGCTGATGATCCTGAATATTAGTGCATGTACGTGAATGGAACGACTAATCACCCACATCAAAACATTTTCATTCACGTACACGCTTCAAAAATGCACTAATACTGTGCAAAATGGAGTAAAAATTGATTTATAACACTAACTTACAGCCACTACCGACAAATGCCGAGGAGCTTGAACGCTGCTTGGCAGACCCTGTTTGGCGTATTTTTAGTGGCTGTTTATATAAGATCAAAATTAAAGGTGATGACTTCCGTGATGAGTACGGAGTTTTGCAAATAGCAGATACCTTTGAATTACCATTCAAGCCTAATGATGCTCAGATTAAATTTTTAGATCGACTCTGGTATCGTAATATTATCTTAAAAGCACGTCAGTTAGGTTTTACTACGCTGATTTGTGTTCTATGGCTTGATCATGCGCTTTTTAATGCTAACCAAAACTGCGGTATTATCGCTCAAGATTTACCAACCGTTTATAATATATTTAAAGATAAGATTAAATTTGCGTACGATAATTTACCACCTGAAATACGTGAACGTTTCCCACTTAAAACATGCAATAAATCAGAGATGGAGTTTGAGCACAATGGTTCAACCATCCGTGTAGCCACTTCATTTCGTTCAGGCACTATTCACCGATTACATATTTCTGAGTTTGGTAAAATTTGTGCTACTGATCCAGCCAAAGACGATGAAGTAATCACTGGTTCTATACCAACTGTGCCGACCAACGGTGTACTTGTTATTGAATCTACTGCTGAAGGTCGTAGTGGTTCATTCTATCCAATGGTGCAAACAGCACAGTCGAATTATGCTGCACGTAAAAAATTAGGTCTCAAGGATTATAGATTTCACTTCTATGCTTGGTGGCAAGAACCTAAATACAGAATTGATTCTTCAACCATTAGAATTTCACCTGAAGATCATGAATATTTTGATGAGATACAAGAAAAAGTTAAGCAATTTATGGGGCTGGATTGCTTCATTGATCCAGATCAACGTGCTTGGTATGTCATAACTCGTGACAATGATCTTAAAGGTGATCAGTCAAAGATGTGGCAAGAATATCCATCATTCCCAGATGAAGCTTTTCAGGTCGCTAAAGACGGCAATTATTATGCAAAGGATATGCTTGCATTACGAAAGCGTGGTGGTATATGTCAGGTTGAAGTTCTTGATTTACCAGTAAATACATTTTGGGACATCGGAAATAGTGACGGTTGTTTTATTTGGTATCACCAAATGATTAACCAACAAGATCGTTTTATTAATTGTTATGAAGCACATGGTGAAAATCTTCAACATTATGTAGCTGAACTTACTAGGCATGGTTATGTATTTGGTACGCATTATTTACCTCATGATGCAGCACATCAACGCTTAGGTGATTTTAATAAATCCACATTAGAACAATTACAAGATTTGTTACCTGGTCACGAATTTGTGATTGTTCCTCGCATTACCCTGTTAAACACAGGCATTCAATTAACACGCAAATGTATGAAAAATTACTGGTTTGATGAAAAACGCTGCAAGTTAGGTATTGAAAGAATTGAAGGTTATCAGAAGAAATTTTCTCAAAGTGAGAAACGCTTTATTGATGCACCAAATAAAGCAAATGGCTGTAGTGAAGGTGCCGATGCATTAAGGCAACATGCTCAAGCTAAAGAAGCAGGTTTGCTTGGTGATTACGTCTATACGGCTAGTCTTAATGGCATGAATCAAGGTACAACACAACAAAATCCACATGGTTATGTCGAAGCACCTCCGACAGATTGGCGTTTATAAGGAAAAGCTATGTTTACTCAAGAAGATACAGCTACAAGTGAGCAGATTAGCGATGATGATACGCTCAGTCTGGAAGAATTGACGGAGATTATGCACGAAATTGAGGAACAACCTCATTGGCGTCACATCGCAGATAAAGAGATGGATTATGCAGATGGCAATCAATTAGATACAGATTTGCTTAACCGTATGCAACAGATTGGCATTCCACCTGCAGTAGAGGACAGAATTAGTCCAGCTTTATTGTCGATTATGGGTTATGAGCTACAGACTCGTACTGATTGGCGTGTAAAAGCCAATGGTGAAACTGGCGGTGATGATGTTGCTGATGCCTTGAACTACAAGTTAAATCAAGCTGAACGCTTATCTAAAGCAGATAAAGCGTGTAGTGATGCTTTTCGTCCTCAAATTTCATGTGGTTTAGGATGGGTTGAGGTAAAGCGTGAGCAAGACCCATTTAAATATCCTTATCGTTGTGTTGTAGTTCATCGTAATGAAATTCATTGGGATATGAAGTCTACAGAGCCAGACTTATCTGATGCACGTTGGTTACGTCGTACTCGTTGGGTTCATCCTAAACGATTAATGAGTGCTTTCCCAGAACACAAGGAGCTAATCCAAACAGTTGGTCGTTATGGTGGTTCATGGTGGCAACAACCTGATGTGCTGGATGGTGGAGCAAGTACAGGCTTACAAAATGCTTGGCTTGATGCACGTTCATGGACAATAAGTGAAAACTACTGGTATAACCCAACATCTAAAGAGATAAACATTACTGAGATTTGGTACCGTCGTTGGGTGCGTGTACCAGTTTTAAAGTTCAGTGATGGTCGCATCGTTGAGTATGACATCAATAACATGGCTCATGATTTGGCAATTTATCAAGGTGTTGCACGTGTAGAGCAGGCTACCATATCAAAATTGCGTCGTTCATATTGGCTTGGACCACACCTTTTACATGATAGTCCTTCGCCATATTCACACCATTATTTCCCTTATGTACCTTTTTTTGGGTTTCGTGAAGATAATACTGGCATACCGTATGGCTTTGTTCGTGGCATGAAGTACAGTCAAGACAGCATTAACTCTGGTATCTCAAAGTTACGTTGGGGGATGAGTGTTACACGTGTTGAACGTACCAAAGGTGCAGTGGCTATGACAGACGAACAATTACGTCGTCAAGTTGCACGTCCTGATGCTGATATTGTATTGGATGCAGCACACATGGCTAGACCTGGTGCAAGATTTGATGTTAAACGTGACTATGAATTATCACAGCAACATTTCCAACTGATTAGTGATAATCGTGCTGCTATTGAGCAAGTAAGCAATATTACTTCTGGGTTCCAAGGTAAAAAAGGTAATGCTACTTCTGGAAAACAAGAACAGTTACAGATCGAGCAGTCAAACCAGACCTTAATGAAGATGATGGATAATTTCCGTGAGGGACGTACCCTCATGGGAGAAATGCTACTATCAATGATCGTTGAGGATATGGGCACTCAGCAACAGACTATCATTATTGAAGGTGATGCGGTACGTGAGGATCGTACAGTTGTTATCAATAAACCTGAGGTTGATGAACATGGTTATCCTTATGTCAGTAATGATGTTCAACGTACACGCTTGAAAGTTGTACTTGATGATGTTCCAAGTACCAGCACTTTCCGAGAACAACAACTTAATGCCTTGTCTGAGATTGTTAAATCCTTACCTCAAGAGGTTCAAGTTGCAGTATTGCCTTATGTGATGGCCTTGACTGACATTCCATTCAAGAAAGATATTATTGAATCTATTCGCCAAGCTACACAGGCACCGACACCAGAACAAGTGGAACAACAAATTAAAGAAGCTGTTGATAAAGCACTTGCCGATGCTGGTATTGATCTAAAACGTCGAGAGCTTGAACTTAAAGAGCGTAAAGCAGTAAGTGAAATTAAGGAAATAGACGCACGTTCAGTACAAATTGGTGTGCAAGCTGCATATTCAGCAATGCAAGGAGGTTCACAGGTAGCAATGATGCCGCAGATCGCACCTATTGCTGACGAGATTATGAAAGGTGCAGGTTATCAGCGTCCCAACCCGATGGGTGATGATCCTAACTTCCCAACCGCAGAACAGACAGCAGCACGTGATGTACGTTCACCATATTTAGAAGGTGAAGGGGCGCAGTTAGGCAGTGAAGGATTGGCAGAGGTACAACAGAACACAAGTCCAATGAACCCACCAGTACCACAGCAAGGTTCAACAGGAATGCAGGGGATTGAGACTCCACGAACCAATGACAACATGCCCCCTGTAAGGCAAGAGTAATTTTTATTGTTCACAGATACTAAGGCAGTCAAATCGACTGTCTTTTTATTGAGGATTATGTTCATGTCAAATACTGAACAGCACATTGAGCAAGAAATTCAATCTAAAAACTTAAATGCGCCACGTTTAACGCCTGCTGATATTGATGCCACTATTGTTGACGAATATTACTTTACAGCAGCGCAAGGCGTTGGGAATAATTGTAATGGTTATGATGCTATGGGGTTTCATAGTGTACTTGGTACGCTAACATTTTGCGTATTAGTTCTTAAAAATGGATTTACAGTCACAGGTGAATCAGCGTGTGCAAGTCCTGAAAACTTTGATCCTGAAATTGGCAAAAAGGTTGCTCGTGAAAATGCTCGCAACAAAGTATGGATGCTTGAGGGTTATTTGTTGAAAGAAAAATTAAACCATCAAATTAAAATCCAAGAACATTTTGCAAGCCAAGGTGTGGATGCTGGGAAGTTGCAAGACAGCCCTATAGTTTCTGAATTGCCTGAATTAGAAATTAAATATAGTGATGCTGTTAAATCCACCGATCCTACAAATGATAACCAAGCATGTGCCAGTGGTAGTGCTAGTTCTAATGGTTATCAACTCAATGCCAAACGTGAAAACGCTTTTCTCGTGGCACAGTTACTGTCTAATAATAAAATCAGTGCAGAATTACGCAAAAAAGCTGAAACCAAAATGACTGCATTATTAGATGAATTGATTTAAACCTATCGAATTCGAGACCTTTAAACCAGCATATTGATGCTGGTTTTTTATTTCTTGATTTTCCATTCAACGGCATGATTTCCATTGTCGCAATCATGGCTCACACATTCACCTTTGTGATTCACCTGAATAACACCACAACCTTCACAAATAACATTTGCTAGATAGTTAGGTTTACATTCATTGATAAACCCATTACTCATTCCATATTGCTTGGCGCATTGAGCACAATATTCTGCCATTAATCCTACCCCCTGTAAGGCTAACGACATCATATCTAAATCCTAGACACTTGTCTCATGTTGAGCAATCAACAGCTAAACGCTAGATAACTCTAGCCATTCGCCTTTGCGGTCACAGCGATAAGTGATAGGACAGACATGGATATTACAGAGCAACAAAATGAGTTGATTGAAGCTAACGGTGGTAAAGCATCCCCTGAACTTGCAGCGCAGCTTTTAGAGCAAGCGTTAAATGGCGATACCGCAAATGCGGAAAATGGTAGTCAGCCAGCAACTACCCAAGTTACAGAAGAAAATACCCCAAAAGTTGAAGGTCAAGACGGTACGCAACAACCAGCTGATACACAACAAGCACAACAGCAACAACAGGTCGATGAAAGCCAGTTAAATGCTGAAAATGCTGTGATCTTAGCTAAAGACGGAAAACACACCATTCCCTATGACAAGTTAGTGGAAGCACGTAACGGTGAAAAGGAATGGAAGCAAAAGTTTGATGAAGCTCAACAACAGTTGGCACAACTTCAAGCTGATGCACAGGAACGTAAAGATAACGGACAGGCTCCAACTACACAGGACAACCAAGCAAATATCGCACAACAAGCGATTGATCAGGGTGTAGACCCTGCAATCTTTGGGGATTTTAGCGAGAAAGATTTGGCTGCTGGTATTCAGAAACTTGTTAATTCACAGGTTTCAACTTTGGTGCAACAGCAATTACAAACTGCTTTAGCTCCAATTCAGCAACAACAGCAGGTCAGTGTAGAGCAAGCCCATTTTAACGAAATCTTTACAGCACACCCAGATGCAGAATCTATTGTTGAATCGAAAGAATTTAATGATTGGAAGAATGCACAACCAAGTTTTCTGAAAGATGCGTATGAAACAGTTCTGGATAAAGGTTCAGCTGCTCAGGTAGTAGAACTTCTAGGATTGTATAAGTCGAATACCCAATCAGTTCAACAAGCTGCTCAACCTGCCAATGATGCAGTAAAGGCAGTAGCGCAAAAAGCTGTGAGTCAGGCTCAAACACCACCACCGAACAGTCTGAGTGATTTGCCTGCTGGTAGTCCTGCTGGTGTTTCTCGTGAAGAGCGTTTGGCAGCAATGTCGCCAGCGCAACTTGCAGAGGAAATGCAAGGATGGACACCCGACCAAGTGGAGCAATTTCTCAATAGACGTGTTTAAACATACGTGATGAGAGTATTTGAAACATGACTACTAAAACTAACGCAAGTTATGGCGATAAGACCAATTTAGTTACCCAAGCGGTAGGTCTGTTCGCTACACACATGAATCGTAACAGCACCTTAAACCTATTGGCTGGGAAAATGCCTAAGGGCGAAGCAGGTGCGGAAGCGACTCTCCGTAAACAAACCACATCCCATATGCCTATTGTTCGTGTTCAGGACTTAGGAAAAGGGCGTGGTGATGAAGTGACATTCCACTTACTAAATCCAGTCGGTGCATATCCAATTATGGGTAGTGCGTATGCTGAAGGTCGTGGTGTGGGGATGTCTTTGAATGAAGATCGCCTACGTGTGAACCAAGCTCGTTTCCCTGTTGATTTGGGTAACGTGATGTCACAGATTCGTAGCCCAGCTGATTTACGCAAACTTGGTCGTCCAGTCGCTCAGAACTTGATGGATCGCTATTGTGATCAGTCATTACTGGTGCATATGGCTGGTGCACGTGGTTCTCATAACAACATTGAATGGGTTATTCCTAAAGATAATCATAAAAACTTCAATGAAATCATGGTAAACCGTGTTAAAGCACCAACTAAAAACCGTCACTATGTTGTTGATGGTTCTGGTGTGCAGAGCGTTAAAAGCAATGCAGGTGAGTTTGATATTGCAACAACTGATCTATTTACAATGGATTCAGTTGATTCAATGAAAACTGTTCTGGATCAAATTGCTTTACCACCACCTATTTGTAAGTTTGAAGGTGATGTTGCTGCGGAAGATTCACCATTACGTGTATGGCTTGTATCGCCAGCACAGTACAACAAATTTGCTGCCCAACCAGGTTTCCGTTCTTTCCAATCATCTGCATTTGCACGAGCAAGTCAGGCAAAACAACATCCGCTTTTCTTAGGTGATGTGGGTTTATGGAACGGATTTATTATCCGAAAAATGCCACGTCCGATTCGTTTCTATGCAGGTGACACAATTAAATATTGTGCTTCGCATGACAGTGAAACTGAATCAGATTTAATCGTGCCATCAAGCTTTGGTACCACTTTCGCTGTTGACCGTTCAATTATTTTGGGTGGACAAGCAATTGCGGAAGCAATGGCTGCAAGTGATAAGTCTGGTGTGCCTTTCTTCTGGTCTGAAAAAGACCTTGATCATGGCGATAAATGGGAATTATTGATCGGTGCCATTCGTGGTACATCAAAAATCCGTTTCGCTGTTGATACTGGTGAGCGTACAGAATTTACCGACTATGGTGTAACTGTTGTCGATACCGCTGTGCCAATCATTGGTGCTAATCAGTAATTGTTTTGGGTATGTCCAGTTATGGGCATACCTCATCTTATTCTAATCCTTGGAGATTTTTAAAATGGCGACAATTAAGAAGAAGCCTAGTGGTTATGGTCAGTTTGGTGGATTCTCACCATATGGCAATGTTACAGCGTTAGCATTTTTTCTTGCCACGAATGCTTCAGGTGCCGTAATTGATTCAGATACAACTGCTGCAGTAGCAAGTGGTGATGTTATTGATTTAGGTGAACTACCAGAAGGTATGCGCCTTGATGATGCTCAAATCCTGATTAAAACAGGTATGACAGCCACCGTTACAGGTTCACTTGGCTTTAAATATGTTGATGGTGATAGTACAGAAGTACCACAAGATGCAGCATATTTTATCAATGCTGGTGATCTTGCAACAGCAGGTCGATTACGTGCTAATACAGGTAAATTGGTAACCTTGCCTAAGGCTGCACGATTGATTTTAACCACTGGTGGTGCAGCGAATGCCAAGGCAAGCGACATCAAGGTTATTGTCAGTGGTGAATTGACAGGTCCTCGTTAATGTTTTGATGGTGTAGGTTTTAGACAGACCTACACCATTCTTTTTATTTTTTAACTTATTACGGTGATAAGATGAAAACGATTGCAATAGCGATGATGTGTCATGCGATTAATGCTACATATTGCCAATCAATGGGTGATGATAGTCAACCTGCTTGGGATGACACACCAGAATCACATAAACAAAGTTTGATTGCTGGCGTTGAAATGCATTTGGCAAATCCTGATGCAACACCTGAACAGTCTCATGAGTCTTGGTATAAGGTCAAAGAAGCTGAGGGCTGGAAGTATGGTGAAGTAAAAGATATGGAGAAAAAAGAACATCCATGTTTTTTACTTTATGAAGAATTACCAGATGAACAAAAGGCAAAGGATTATTTATTCCGTACAACAGTTCATTTGGTTAAGGACTTGCCTGATCCTGAAGATTACTTGGCATTGAGTGCGGAAGTTGTGAATCTGCGCCAAAAGGTTGAGCATCAAAAGAATGTCGCAATTAATACAGCGACAATCACCCCAACCAATGTTGTTCAAAAATCTGCTGGTGTATCAATTCAGTATATTGGAAATAAATCTCTATATACCGACCACTTATACGAATCAGCTTTAACCTTTGAACAAGGTCAAGTGCGATCAATTCCAAGTGATTTGGCAACCAAGTTTTTAAAACATCCTGAGTTTACTCGTTATGAGGGTGAGCCTGAATCCATTTCTGGTGAATCTACTGAGCAAGGCTTAGATGATGATACGTCAAGTATTCTCAATCGCTCTAAAGAAAAACAGCAAGAAGAAATTGATAAAGAAAATAAAGTTCTTGATGAAATTGAAACGATTGGAAAAATGACAAAGGCTGGCTTGGTTCAATATGCTTTAGAAAAGTATGAGCAGAAACTTAGCCCACAAAAAAATCTTGATGAATTAAAAGAGTCAGTTACTCAAATGATTCATCAATATGGGGTTGTGTAATGCAGCTAAATGACCTGATCAGCCGTTTTCGTACACTGGCCAACGATAAAGTAGAACCATATTTTATTGATGATGCTAGTGTCATTGATTGGCTTAATGATGCCGTAAGTGAAGCGTGTATCCGTGGTCGTTTATTGCATGAATCTCAAAACAATGATGTTTGTAAGATTAATATATTGATTGGTTCATCTCGTTATCAGTTACATGAATCGTTATACGAATTGACTCGAGTGTGGTTCCAGCCAAGCGATGGAACAAAAGGGCAATACTTGACTTTAATGTCAGCTGAATTACTTGATCATTATTATGATGGTGAGAATTGGCGAGTGAAACAGGGTAAACCTGAACACATTGTTCAGGATGATACAGGTATTCGCCTTGTTCCAATTCCTGATGTAGATGGTGAATTACAATTAGAAGGCTATCGTGTGCCATTGTCACCAATGGAAAATGATACTGATATTCCAGAAATTAACCAAATTCACCATGTTCAATTGATTCAGTGGGTTCTACACCAAGCGTTTAAGGTACCAGATGCAGAATTCTTTGATCCAAATCGGTCAGCATTAGCAGAGCAGGAATTTACAGACTATTTCGGTATTCGTCCTGATAGTGATTTGCGACGCATTACTCGTGAGGATATACCGCATAACGTTATTCCATTCATGCCATGACTTGCTTGTGACATAAGCACCCCTGTAAGGCTAAAGCTTTTCAGGGGTTTTTTACATAATGATCTTACTTATTTTATTTAATCATGCACAAAGATGGGCAAACGTACAATTGATTTAAAGACCGAAGATACGCTTTACATTGGCGGTGCCAAAGTTCAATTGATCAAAAAATCAGGACAATTGGCTCGAATTTGTGTTGAAGCAGATAATCACATTGAAATTAAACATGAGCGCATGAGTGCTTCCGATTCAGCTACGGAGACTCAAGCACATGGCAAACACACTCTATGACTTTGCACGTCAGCGTTTTTTAGAAGCACAGATTAACTGGATGACTGACACAATTAAGGTCATCTTGGTTGATACAGGTGCATATACACCACAAACATCTGTACACCAATATTTATCTGATATTCCAACATCAGCACGTATTGCTGGACCAGTAACACTAACTGCTAAGGCTACTACTGGTGGTGCAGCAGATGCAGCAGATTGTACTTTTGCAGCTGTTTCAGGTGCATCTATTGAAGCAATTGTTATTTATGCAGATACAGGAACAGAAAGTACAAGCCCATTAATTGCATACATTGATACTGCTACTGGATTACCAATCACACCAAATGGTGGTGACATTATTGTTACGTGGGACAACGGCACCAACAAAATCTTTAAAGTTTAATCATGAAGGTGGGATATGGAAAATAACCAAAAACCACCTACGCAGTCAGTAGGTGTTGCAGGTTTTAAAGCTGATTTATATGCCAGTGATGAAGAAAAGTTACATTGGCATATTTTGATTAATCTACCTAAGTTCCAGATGTATGCAAGTCAAATGGCAGGCAGTAGTTATGGTGATATTGGCAACATAATGGAATGGATAATGGGTTATGTGCAGGATCGTATTCAATTGCATGGAGAGCAAAATTTCTTTGATGAATATGTCAAATGGCATAGCGAGAAAGGGTATTGGAATAATGAAGATATTTATGGTGCTTTGATTGAAAAATGAGGATAACTAAATGGAAATATTACCTTTTAAATATTACAGGTTATACATAACCAAAAGTGCAAATGGTAATAATGACTATTTTTCCATGAATACTTTCAGCATGTTTGAAACCAATGAAAGCACTACTGATCTTTGTATAGGTGCAACAGCAACAGCAAGTTCAAACTATAATGCTTCTACTGATGCACCAAAGGCAATTGACAATAATGCTTCAACATATTGGGAAACGGCATCTACTGCAGGTGATAAGTGGTTCCAAGTAGAGTTGCCAGCAGCAAAAAAAGTACGAAAATTAATAATAACTGCAACCAATTATCAAGGTGAGATGCCAAGTGCTTTCATTTTTCAAGGTTCTAATGACAATGTTAATTGGACTAATCTTAAAACAGTTAACAGGGGAAAATTTGGCTCGCCAAACTCATACGTCGAGTTATTAAGCACAGTTGTAGGTGGTAAAAGTGTGTTGGATAGTGGTGATCCAAGTTTAAAAGTGATTCTTTTCAATTGGCAGACCATGCAATACATCATTCATACAACACCTAATGCATCGGGTGACTGGTTTATATATTTGAATGATACAAGTGATGTATTAATTACACACATAGGGCCAGCTGGATATCAGCCAATAAGTGATGGACCTATAACTCCTATGGTGTATTAATGCCATTTTATGCACCACCGTTATATCGTAACGTAAATGTCCGTTTAGAGGGAGGTTATATACCTCCGAACGCTGTTGGTGGGGTAAAAAATCTTTCCTCCGCAGGGAGATATGACTATAAGCCTTCACATTATAATAATGTTAATGCTCGTTTATTATCAGGATATATTTTACCCAATCCAGTTGAACAGTCTAAAATACTGACTCGCACAGAGCACAGTGGTGCATTACCTCAAACAATTGCTGTAACTGGTGAAGAATTTGCTCGAATCGGTCTAAGCCGTGTAGATTTAAAGATATTATATATTATGCCAAATGGAGTGGAAAACACTTCAATTGGAAACTTACACATAAGAAATGCATTAGAAAAAATATTTGTAAATCATGATTATGCCCCAAAATTCAACATGCAGGTCAAGCTTTCTGGTAATTACCAGGTTAGTACATCTGCTGTTTTAAATCGTCGTGGCAACTATGGGGCATTTGGTTTTTCCACAATTAATAATGTTAATAGGGAAATTAAGAGTCTAGGCATAATTCCGTCAGAATTTGGGTTATCTAAAGTAATTCTGGCAAAAAGAACAATATCTGTATCTGGTTTTGTAGCATCTCAGGTTGGTACTCATTTAGTTAAAGATACATCTATCCAGCCATTAGGTATCAGCTCTCTAACTTTCAACACACCAAAAATTTATAATTTACGTCAATATGTAAAACATAGTAGCTTTTCCCCATCAATCTTTGGCACAGCTTATGTTCAGGGAGGAGTTAAATATACAATTCTTCACGGTCTTGACGGGACTATATGGGGTGAAAATAAAGTTATTAATACTCGAGCAACTCAATATTTAGTTGCTGAAGGTATATTAAGCATTAAAGTACCAACCCCTATAGTATCTCCTAGATTCATAAGAACATCTGGAATTATTGGTACTACATTTGGAGTTCCTGTTGTTCAGAGAAATCCTAGCCCAAAAGGATATGTAAATACTAGTTATGGTACAGCATGGATTTCGCACAGTCCTCGTTATATAACTCCAATCGCTATCGAGTCATATTCATCTGGCTATTTAAAAATATTTGATCCAACTCAGAAAATATATGTAACTGGTGTAAATACAGTAATTGCTGGCGGTGTTTTTGGTGATATTGCCATTCGCAATAATCGCAGAGTTTTGAAAATATATGGCATCGAATCACAGTCGTTTGGTGATTGGTCAATGGTTGAAAGCAACCTCAGAAATATTGTTCAAAAGGGATTTAATCATCAGTCTTTTGGCAATAATCAAGTAAAAAATAAAACTCCTTCAATTGCACCAATTGGAATCAGCTCTTTAACTGGTTTAAATTCTGCTATTGGTTATAGAGTCCGCACTGTTAAGTCTAGTGGATTTTATCAACCTAAATTCGGCAACCCAACTTTTACAAAAACGCCCGAGTTAAAACCGAATAGTTTTTATTCAAATATTTTCGGTACTACATGGGTTTCTCACAAACATCGTTTTCTAAATGCTGGATTAGGTCGTGAGTCCTTAATTTTTGGTGAAATAAATGTTTGGCACTACACAAGACATTTAAAAGTTAGTGGAATTATTAATGACGGTTACGGTATCCCACGAATAGAACATGGTCGTAGAGTGCTCTTAGCTAATGGTTCAGCACATTCTGCTTATGGTAATACATGGCTATCCTATGCTGTGCGCTCAATTGTACCTATATCTGTTGATTACCCTAAAATTCCTAATCATCGTGTTGGTGGAACACAGCATATTCAACCTATGGGATATGTTGCAACATTATTTGGTAGTCGAATTATTCCAGAGAGCCAATCAATTTATCCTCAAGGATTTATAAATATATTTGGTCTAACAGTTGTAGATTTATTTAAAAAGCACATCAGGCCAAATGGATTCTTAACCACAGGCCAAGAAGCAGGTCATCGTTTTGGTACAGCTAAATTTTGGAATTTAAGACAATACATTATCCAATTTTACGATGTAGATAGTGGTTTAGTTCCACCCAAATGGACTGGCTGGACAAATATTGAAAATAAAAATAAATCCATTGGAGCAATTGGTAATAATTTTGCACGTATTGGTGAACCTAATATTGAAAACAAAGCACGTTTAGTGGCTCCAAATGGACTGAATACCTTAACATTAGGTAGGGCAATGATTGCTGATAGGGTGCGACACCTAAAATTACAGGGTCTGGAAGCACCTTACATAAGTAGTTGGTCAGTGATTTATAATGCTGCACCTGTTATTGCTCAAAAAGGTTTTAAAGTAGATATTTTTGGTGTAGCAACAATTCTAAATACTCGAAGATACTTCAATCGTATTGGTAATTTTGATAGTCTTGAAGTGGGTAAGCCAATGGTTGCTGATCGGATCAGAACCTTAAAGTTTGAGCAAAGATATACAATTTCTCCACCATATATACCTATTCATCGCATTGATTTGCATACTCGATATATAGATGAAGTTGGACGTTTTGATGATCATCAAATATTTGGTAATCCATCTTTAAGCATTCATTGGAATATTGTTACTCCACGTTGGACATTGAGAGATGCTTATGGCACACCAGTAGTCAAAAATCTCACTCCTGAGTTAGGTACACGAGGTCGCAACAGCGAAGAATTTGGGCAGTCTAGTATTCGTACGCAATGGCGTGAGCTATTACATTTAGGTAGTGAAACAGTTGTATGGGGTAGAAGTGAAATAGCATTTAGGGACCGACAATTCTCAGTGAGTGGGTTTACTCAATGGGTTATACCGAGGCACACAGTAACTAAGACAGGAGTTCCTCCTTACTATCCACAATATATATGGTTGGATTCAGTTGAGATTGATGGTAAACAAAACAATGGACATGGCATAGAAATACCAGAAAGACAGGTTTCCTTTCCATCTGTTAAATCTAATGTAATATTCCCAAATGGATTTGTGGCGAGTAGTTATGGTAGCCATTACACTCAATCTAATGGGATATTGGTACAACCTGGATTGCAAGAATTAACAATCGGGGATCATTTTATTGGTCTAAAAAATAGAACTATAACAGTACCTACGATTGGTGATTTACTTCAAATCCAAAATGCAAAACCAAGAATATCTCCTTGGACTATATGGGCAACGGAAGATACACCAAACCAAGCAAAACTGAATCATCCTGAATCGAAAAGTAGTTTTCATCCAGTAAATAGTAGTGGAGGAACACGGCCAGCTGGTGAGGTTTTTGGAAACTTAAATATATCTTTGCAACATCGAAAATTTTCAATTGGTATTGGAAATCAAAGTAATTTTGGTAATGGTCATAAAATTGATTTAAGACGACGTTATATTAATTTGAAAGACTTTGGATTTAGAAGTCAGCGAATAGGATTTCATGTTGTTGGGCCTTTTGATCAAAATGTAACGCAATTCGATTCAAATGACATGCAGAGTTTTGGTCAGCCCTCGTTAAGTATTCCATACGGTGGATCATTTTTCATTAAGCCAAATGGGCTTACTTCACCAGCATTTAATAAACCTGTAATAGATTTCTTTAATCGCATGATCAAGGCTGTTGGTAGTAACCACCTACAAATGGGAACTTGGAAAAGCGGTGATAAGCCTTATATGTGGCAAGGTTTGCGTGTCGGTGAGCTGATTAAAGGCAATTATGGTGGTTTTGAAAATGAAGCATTTGGAAATACATTTATTTCATTAAAAGTTAGAAATGTTGAAGTGCAAAGCTTTGAAAGTTTTGTCATGGAATATGACTACACACAATTTGATAAACGAATGAGAGTTGTTCGCCAAGATTTACCTAAACCAAAACTGTTTATAAAGCCTGTGGGGTTTGATGCCTTATTCGTGGCAGTGCCTAATATAAAGCCAGCAGTACATTACATTCGTCCAGATGGTAATGCTGATCAATTTAGGAAAGGGGCTTTTTAAAATGGCAGCTAAAAAATTATTTCCCATTGCTGGTATGAATAATGTTGTAGCAGATGATGGACTACAACAAGGTGGTGACTCACCTAAATTATATTTACGTGATGCTGTTAACATTGATATTACTGATACAGGTCGAGTTAAATTACGACAAGGCTCAAAGCAAGTTTCACCTTTGAGGTTTCAGAATATTTGGCAAAGTCCTTTACATAATGATGTTTTTGCAACATTAGAAAGTGAGTTTGTTAAATTAGATTCACAAACATGGCAACCTGAAGTATTGGCTAAAATTGGTCATACTCAACTCTGTTTTGAAGTCATCAATAATCTTGTTTATATTGCAAGTGAATTGGGTTTGTGGGTATATGATGGGGAAAATGTTTGTTCATTAACGATTGATACACCTGCTGCACCAATGTTGAATGTATTAGACAGCGGAGGATCATTGAAAAGTGGAGCTTACAGTGTGGCAATTTCATGGTTACGTGATCAACAAGAATCAGCGTTATCACAAATTTCATCAGATCAGGTAAGTCTTACATCGAATAGCAATCTTGATGATCCATCATTTTCGAGTATTCAAATAAATTTACCTTACTGTTTCGATCAGTCCATTACGCATGTCAGAATTTATGTGACAGATCGTAATGGTGGAGAGCTATTGCATCATTCTGATCATCCAATCAATACAAGCTCAATCACAATTAATAGTTTAGATTTGGGTATGACAGCTCGTTTTAAGGGTTTATCACCTATGCCAACAGGTCGATATATGAAATATTGGCAAGGTCGCTTGTTAACGGCAGATAAAAACATACTCAGATTTTCAGAGCCACTGGCATATCATCTTCATGATGAAAAGTTTGGCTTTGTCGTTATGCCACAACGTATTACTTTTGTTCTACCAGTTGATGGCGGTATTTGGGTTGGTCAAGTAACGAATGTCGTTTTTCTTACAGGAACTAATCCAGCAGAAATGACATTCCAGTCTAAGACCTCTCATGCACCAGTACCAGATAGTGCGATTGAAATTGACAATAATGATATTGGTCCTGATATATCTCAGGGTGGCAATACGACTGCATTATGGTTGGCAGAGAATGGTTATATTCTTGGAACATCGAGTGGTCAGATTATCGAATTACAAGCTGGCATATTAAAAGGTGTCACTGCAAAGTCTGGTAGGTCTGTAAGGCTAGGGAGAAGGGTTACAACCATTGTAACGTGATGTCATTGTTTACTTACATGGTATCTAATGATGAACACGAAAGAACTGGCGAATGATTTAAAAGCGGAAAACTACCAGATGACTGAGCAAGGCATCTATTTTCCAAAACAGGGAATTTTAGCTCAAGGTGAATATTTTGATCGTATTAACGGCGGTGAGTGGCAAACAACTCACAACCTAGTGGTGAATGAAGGTCTTGCGCATTTGCTTAATGTCGCAATGGGTACAACTGCGAAACCAGCAGGTTACTACCTTGCATTATTCAGTGGTGCAACAGCACCAGCAGCCAATTGGACGGCAGCAAATTTTGCATCTGTTGCAGCTGAAATTGTGAGTATGACTGAAGGTTATACATCTGCAACACGTCCACAATGGACACCGCAAAATACATCAACCAATTCAATTGATAACTTCAACACGGTAGCTAAAGTGACTATTGCAACATCTTCACAACTTACAGTGACAGGTGCTGCAATGTTAACCAATAGTACGAAAGGTGGTACAACAGGTACCTTAATTTCAGCATCAAAATACACAGCAGCACGTGTATTCCAAGATGGTGATGAATATGAAATCGGTTATCGTCTGAGTTTTACTGCAGCGTAACAGATGCATAGTCCACGTCCCTATGGGCTTTTAGTGATTAATGGTGAACTCACTGAAAATGACAATTTGTTCATTGATCACCAGCTTAAAAAATTAAGTAATCAAAAAGTCATCTCAAATTTAGAAAGCATTAGGCAGGTCAAAGGCTTGCCTGATGGTGGTTATGTCATATTGCAAGATATGGGAGGGATGCTAAAAGCGATTGCTCACAAAGAGTTATTGTTAGATGAGTTTGAATCAGATGGTTTGGCAAAAGTCTATGTGCCAATGCTCTATAGCGGTGTTATTACAAAAGCAAGAATAAGAAAGGAAGAAGGTGTAAGCCTTAAACTCACTGAGCAAAGTCGTAGACGTCTAATTAATTATTCTAATGAAACATTACCCAATAAAGAATTAAATTTACAACGTTTTATTATTGAGCCTAATGCTCAGATTGTACCCGAATTTATACCTCAAAACAGTTTTAGTGACTTCATTACCACACAATATGTGCAGCAACGTCCTACATGGTATAGCGGGGCAATGGCTGAGGTAATGCAAATTATTGGTGGTTATGGGCGACAAGATTTTAATAATTTGCCTGATCTACCATTTGAGAAATCACGAATTCAAATACCTGAAAAATATATGGAACGTATAGTTCAGGAAATTGAGGGGATTCGGTTGCCAGCTTACGCAGGCATTCCACCTATAGATGGGGCATTTCAGTATGATTATAAATTTCATAGTACCAATGGTGTTGTTTTTGATACAGCAAATAAACCATGGCTGATAAGAATTAGAGCAAATGGTGTTTTTGCAATGCCAATGCCAATTGTACCAGTTACTGCAACGCAAGCTTTTCGTGAGTATGTTGAAGAAGTAGGTGATGAAGAAATTCTGAATATTCTAAATAGATATTCTGCCATGCCAAGTGGTGAGAAATTTCCAAGTGGTGAAGATTTTGAAGCTTGGCGTAGAGCTGGCGTGATTATTAAAGTCTGTGATACATCAGATTTTTACTCCCATATTTCTTATTTTTCGGGTTGTGGCTGGAGCTTTAACCTTAATGGGTCTGAAGGTTTTAATACGGCATACACATATGATGAAGATGGAATAGCAGTAGGTGTCGCATATAAGTTACGGTGTGAGTTTACATCTGTTGAAAATCAAGGATGGTTGAAAGCAGTAAAAGTTACAGGTGAAAAAGCTAAAGTAATCTCAAACTATTTATCAAAACTCTATGAAATTTTGCCAAAGGATAATCAGAAAACCTTGGCTATCCTTTATAAATTGCGACGGATTGATATTGATGAGATTTTTCAACGTGCTTTAACCAGTGAATATGATCCTCTTGGAGTAACACAGAATGATATGGATTATTGGGACAATCTTGAGCTAGAGCCTATTGCAGCACTTAATGGAAATATTTCACAGGTAGCTAAAGGCTTTTTATATCACAATGCAAAACCAAAATTTCAACCTCAAATAAAATTCCCTATGGTTGAAGCAGGTGGTTGTATATCTTTCGATTTTTCACCACTAAATCCTATTCAATCAGGAAGTATTGTAAAATGCGATACTATTATGTTTGGCTATTATGTTGAAAATAGCCTGAAAGTAGTTAAGTATTTTCTTGATACTCGATGGTATTACGCTGATTTAATATCAGACTATGAACCCGTAATGACGGTTGGTGAATGGACTAAAACTGAAGAAAGTGGGCAAAAATCTATTTGGGGAAACTTTTATACTACTGATTTTGACTTTAGGAATAGTTTTGCACCAATAATAACTACAACAAAAATAAAGGGAATGGATAAAGGTTTTGATACAAAGCCATGGTTTTCATTTGATGATTTCTTTTCAATGGTCGGTACACTTTGGCGTAATCGCTATTATACACATCTGACAACTACAGATAGTACAGAAGGGAAAAGTTTAAATATTGCTGTATGTATTCCATATTTTAATCGTAATGCTTTAATTTTAGCTGAACAAAATAATATTACAGGTGGAAATAAAAGTGAAAGTCTAGCTTTACATTCTATGCGTGATCCAAATTCTTATCGCTATTTTACTTATGATTTTATTTTTGCATGGGTAGGCGGTCCTATGAATGGTAATGTTTATTCTGCTCAAAAAGCTGAACCATCACCCAAAGATGGTAATCCTGTTTGGGCAATGGGTTACAACTATAACCCAACAGAATATTCTGATTTTGCTGATCAAGGAGATTGGCTTGGAGGATTACCTAGTGATATTACTTGGTTAGTACATCCAGATCGCATGAAATGGAATCATAATGGTGGTGGTGGTATGCCATCCATAAAATCATACTCAAATAGCCAGATTAAACCTAGTAGTTCAACTGGGGCAGTTTATTTCGATTTTCTTAGCCAAGCTATTACAGTACATCAAAAAGTTCCTGATTATTGGTACTTCGCTGTATCACCTGATGATTTTGGTGGCATATTTTACAGAGATGCCTGTAAGGTTGTATTTGGAGATAGTGAATATGCAAACATATCTGAAACAGATCAGAATAACCGTCGTTATAAGTGGGGTTATTCTAATTTAGTTGAACATAAGTCTGCATATCATTTTATTGGAGTAATTAACGAATGACCTTATATCGTGATGATATTCAGGAAACAATTGCATATTCCAATAATATGATAGGGAAGTCCAAAGCAGTCACGGAAGAACTCATTAGAATTAAAGAGGATTCCCTATATCGGCTTGCTGTGTTGTCTGGTGATGTTGTTTCAATTACAGATGAATTGGTTGATTCTGCTATTTTCCCTGTCAAAGATGAAATCAATGTGACTGATCGTTTCACAGGTCGTAAACGCCATGTAGATTTTATCCATGATCAAATCATCGTTTCTGATGGTTTTAAAAATCGTCTACGTGCAAAATCATTGATTCAAGATAATATTAGCTCTACATCAACACAAAAAGATAAACAACGAAATATAAATATTGAGCGATTATTAATTGCTGAAAATCTCAACACTAAAAAGTATAGTCTGTCTAAATTAAATGAAGCCTTAAAAATTAAGGAGAACTTTAAAGCAACCGCTCGTTTTAAAGATTCAATGACCGATAATCTTGATATTTTAGATGTTTCTTTAAAGTCTAAATTACGAACGTTTACGAATGAACATATTGTTTATCAAGAAAATTATCGACTTAAAAAAATATCACGCTCGGCAATTACAGAAACATTAAAAGCACAGGATAGTTGTGTCACTCGATATTCTGATTTTATTGAGGATCATGTTACATACTCAGAACAATATACACAGCGAATAAAGGCAAAACAGCGTGTTATTGATACGATCAATATTAGTGAATTATTAAAGCAACAGCGTAAATCACAAGAAAAAATTAATGAAACATTGATGGCATTCGATTTTAATCAAGGGAAAAATATTGCCAAGCAATTAGTCAATGACCTTGTTTTTATTGAAGATGATTCTTCTAAAGAAAAACAATATGGATATGCATGGACAGCAAATGTTGATACATGGGCAATGAGCCGTTACCAAGATTATGGTTTTAGTGAATTAGCTGTAATTAATGGTGTGCTCTATGGCGTTGCTGAAGATGGTGTGTATCAACTGGATGCCAAAGAATTAATCGAAGCAAAATTGGTAACAGGACAATTGGATTTAGGCCAAGGACAGTTAGTTCATCCTTTAGGGGCTTACCTTGAATATGAACTATCTGGAAATAGCAGAAAGTTGGAAATTGGTGTAAGCACTACTCAAAGTGGTACCAAGCAAACCTATTACTATTTGTTGCCTACAGAGAAAGCCGATTATCAGACCAATGGCCGTGTTTTATTTGGTCGTGGTTTACGTGGTCGTCATTTTGCATTTGAAATCAAAATATCAGGTGAACATGGTTATATCAATGATTTAAATATTGATGTATCTGCTACAAAACGGAGAGTTTAAAATGACAGTTACAGTTCCTCAGATTGATATTGTGACGAAAGAAGTCACAGAAAAACTCGATTATTTTGAGCGTAAAGTTAATAGTTATGCAGGTGACGTATCAGAAGCTTTAAGTAATCTTACTGAAATTTCTGTTGCAGAGATAACTCCACCATCCAATTTAGCTAAACCTAATGAAACAGGTTTTGAACCATTAGATGGTTTAAAAGCACCTGAATTAAATGTTGAGCGTCCAGTACCACCTATTATTGATCTTGATATTCAGCAACCTAAAGAGATCGTGAACCCTGAATTTACAGGTTTAAATATAGATATTCCTGATGCTCCAATTTATTCAGAGGATTTATCTACACCTGATTTTATTGATGCATCCGTCATTCCTGAATTTGATTCAGCTATTAACTTACCGACGCCGCCGAGTTTTAATGTACAAAATTTTGATGCAGGTAATTTGCCAGATAGGATTAATCTAAGTGATTTAATCAAGGATTTAGATTTAAGTGATTTGGAATTGCCAGCCACTCCTGAAGCACCTATTTTAAATCTACCTGCAGCACCAAGTATGGATGTCATTTCAGTTCCATTAAGACCAGAAATTGATGATGACATTGAAATGCCTAATGCGCCAACTATTGTTCTTCCAGAGGTGGAGGCAATGGAAAAAATTCAATTGCCTGATTTCAAATATGAAGAAATTCCTGTATTTGAAGGCAAACCACCTGAGTTCAATATAGCGATTCCAGATAATATTGATGCTTTAATCTCTGATGCCAGTCAGGTTGTGAAGCAAGATTATTATGCTTTTAATACTGAGAGTGCAATTAAGCCATTGGTATTGGAAATCCGTTCATGGCTAGATGGAAGCCATACAGGTCTTGGTTTACCAGCTGCAGTTGAGCAATCATTATTTAATCGGGCTAGAGAACGTACAAGCCGAGAAACTGAACGATCAGTACAAGAAGCTGTAACGGAGTGGGCAAGTCGTGGTTTTTCAATGCCACAAGGGATGTTGGCAAAGCAGGTCAGTGACATTCGTGATCAAGGTAAACTTGCTATTGCGGATTTAAATCGTGATATTTTAATTCAGTCTTTTGATAAACAACTTGAACATATCCGCTTCCTTACTGAGCAAGGTATGGCATTGGAAAAAATGAAGCAAGATATGTGGCTTGCTTATGTTTCTAATACGATGGAATTAGTTAAATTTCAAATTGACAGTAAAATCAGTGTGCTAAATGCTCAGATTAGTATTTTTAATGCTCAAAACTCTGCATTTGAAAGTTTGATCACAGTCTATAAAACTAAAATTGATGCAACCATTTCACGAATCAGTGCTTACAAAGCAATGCTTGATGCACAGGCAGTTATTGGACAACTCAATCAACAGAAAGTTGATGTTTATAAAGCCAAAATTGAAGCAGTTATGACCAATGTTGAGGTATATAAGGCATTAGTGCAAGGTGCGACTGCACGAGCTGGATTGATTGCGACTAAATTTGATGCATATAAATCTGAGGTTCAAGCATATTCTGAACAGATTGGAGCTGAAAAGCTTAAAGTCGAAGCATATGATTCTCAAATCAAGGCTGAAACTTCCAAAGCATCCATGTATGAATCTCTTGCTCGTATGTATGCAGCAACTGTAGATGGTGTATCTGCTAAAGCCAATGTTAAATCTAAGCAGATTGAACTCAACCTTGAAGCTGCACGTGTAAAAATATCTGAATATCAAGCAAATATTGAAGCGTACAAGGCGGAAATTGATGCAAAAATGGGTGTTGTTCAAAGCAATACATCAGCATTTAATTCACAAGTTGAATTGTTTAAAGCACAAGCCGACGTTGAAACATCCAGAGTAAATACTCAGGCAAGCGTTATTGACTCAATATCACGTACTAAAATTTCTTTTGCAGATGCACAAGCCAAATTTGCTGAAATGAGAATGCGTGTTGGCATTGCAAATAGTGAATCATTGGCTCGATTTGCTGACATGAAATCACGTACAGCTATTGCGGTATCAGACGCACATTCACGTTATGCAGACCTAAGTTTAAGAACGACGATTGCGAATGCAGATGTTTATAACCGTTATATTGAATCTAAGTCACGAGTTTCTATTTCAAATGCCGAGATGCAAGCACGTTATGCTGACATGAACAGCCGAACTAATATTGCATTTGCAGAAACTCAGTCACGATATAATGACATGCTACTTCGTACCCAGATTGCAAATGCTGAAACAAAAGCAAGATATGCAGATATGAATGTACGCACCAATATTGCATTTTCTGAAATGCAATTAAAAGAGTATGAAGCCAAGATGCAAAATGCGATACAAAAAGCACAACTTGCATTAGAAGCAGCCAAAGCAGTGGGGCAGTTTTCATCTCAATTGGCTGCAGGTGCAATGTCAGCTATGCATATATCCGCAAGTATCGGTGCAAATGCTTCTATTGGTGGCAGTGTGTCGGAAAGTACCAGCACAAGTACAAGTCACAATTACTCGTACTAACCCTGTAAGGCTAACGCCTATAGCTTAGATTGATTAACCATACATGATATTTATATTGGAATAAGTGTCATGTACGGCTTAAAAAAACGCCCAAAAGATGAAAGTGGACTGATTCAAGGTGCTGGTACAGGCACTTCTGATGATGTTAAAAAAAATGTTCCAGCAGGTAGTTATATTATGCCTGCTGATTCTACTCAGCAGATTGGTACTAATAATTTAAAAAATATGGGGAGTCCCACGCCAGTTAATCTCAGTAACGGTGAGTTCCAACTCTCGCCTGACCAAGTTCATTCGGTTGGTGTGCAAACTCTTGATGCCATGAAAGATCAGACACATATGCCTGTTAATCAACCTCAATTGGGTTTTAAACCTGGTCAAAATAAACCTGAGTTATTTTTTGCAAATGGTGGGCTGGTACCAAGTGCTTACCCAAGTGCAGATGATATTCGTCGTGCACAACAAAATAGAATTGGTGGGCCACAAATGCGTGATGTCACACCAATTAATCGTCAACTTCCAGCAACATCAACTACACCTTCAACAACCAGCTCACCATCAGCAAGTCCAAGTAATCCAGCACCAACACAAGGCGGGGGTTTTGGCGGAGGTATAAGAAATTTTGTCAACAATAGCAAGCTTGTAAAAGGTGTTGGATATTTAGGTGCAGCATCATCTTTGTTTGCAAACGCTGCCACACCAAGTGAGGATTATCGAGAACGTTTTGGTTTAGGTGATCAGTCACCAGAAGATTTAGGTACAGCAAAAGGATTTGCTAAAGATTTTGGTGTTCGTGCATTAGGTTATGCTTCAGACTTAGGTAATGCTTTAACTTTTGGACAAGCTGGACGCTTTTATGCGGATAAACAACGTATTGCAAGTGAAGCAAAAGTAGCTCAACCTGAATTTAATGCTAAACAGAATAATCCAAATGCTGTTGTAAACAATCCATTTGGTAATAATAAAATACCATCTACTACACAAACACAGCCTGAAACCCAGACTACATCAAACTCTGTACAAAACTCTGATCCTTATGCTATTCAGCAAAAAGGAAACAGCTTTAGCTATGCTAATCCTGGTGCAGCAGCCCAAGCACGAGCAGATGGAGTTCGAGAAGGTGAAGGGCTAGGATTCAAAGTAAGACCAGTGAATGACCCTCGTGGGGTAGCAAATTTATTTGCCAATACTCAAGAAATGGGACCGACTGAACAACAGATTCAAAATGCAATCGCTCAACGTGAAATGAATTTAGGCTTGGGTATGCGAGGTTATGGTAATAATCCTGTACAAGCACCTCAACGTAATGATTCACAGGAAGCTGAACGTCAAGCTGTAATTCGTGCAGCAAGCACACCAATTGCAGGGGCAAGAGGATTAACTGCTAATCAAGTCCGTACTTTATCTGATTTACAGCAAGGTGAGGATAATCGTGCAAATCAACGTTATACCACTGATGCAAATAATGTTGCTGCTTTACAGCGTGAAGCCATGGGGCAAGCTGGACAGAACTATCGTACAGAACTAGGTGAGCAAGGTACAAATAACCGATTTAATGCAAATTTAGGCTTTGATGCGCAAAAGTTCCAAGCTACCAATGATTTAGCTAATCGAGAATTTAATCTTAATGCCACTGAAAAAGGTTTTGGCATTCGTAACTCAGCACGATTAGAGAAATTGTATGAACAATATGATTCTGCGAAATCAGATGAGGATCGCAAATCCATTCAAGAAAAAATTAATCGTTACACTGGTGGAAAAGCTGATACAGGTAAAGATCGTTATATGACTGTTGGCGGTGGTCAAGTTTATGACAAAGAAAGTGGTTTGATTAACCAGCCACAACAATTGTTTGATACTCAGACTCAGCAGTTCGTAAATACACAAATTAATAATCAAACCAGTAATGGTCCAAAAGTAGGACAGGTTCAGGGTGGTTATAAATTCAAAGGGGGTGATCCGAATAGTCCATCTTCTTGGGAAGCTATTTAAAAAGTTTATCCCCCTCTAAGGTTCGACTAAAAAGTATTTAACCTAGAACATACATGACATGCTAATAGGAGTTTGTCATGTCTGAGCAAAAGAAACCTTGGGAACAAAATTGGAATCAACCAACTGCAATTAATACTGACTCTACCAATAAAAAGCCTTGGGAACAAAACTGGAGCGAAGAAAAGACAGACCAACCTAAAGAAAAAGGTGTTTTAGGGAATTTAAAAGATACTGGCTTATCTGCTTTAAAAGGTGCAGTTGCTGTACCTGAATTGGCTATTGGTATCATGGATGTCATGTCTGATGGTGCTACTGGTAAAATACTTGAGAATAAAGATGGTGCTGTTGGCTTTCGACCCAAAGAAGCTAAACAAGCTCTAGGTGATTTACATACAGACCAATATAAAGCTCAACAACAAGAATTTGCAGATGCTGGTAAAGATGGAAATTGGGTAGATAAAGTCGTTGATAAAACAAAGGTTGCTTTAACAAATCCCTCATTAATTGCTAATACTGTCGTTGAGTCTGTGCCTTCAATGTTAGCTGGTGGCGTATTAGGTCGTGCTTCAGGTATAGCCAACCCTGTTGTTGCAGGTGCTGTAGGTGAAGGTGCGGTTATGGCTGGTAGTCAAGCTGAACAAATTCGCCAAGAAACTGTAGATGGACGCTTAACAGCAGACCAGTCTTTAGCAGGAGTAACAACAGGTGTACTTGGTGGTTTAATTGGTTTTGCTGGTGGTCGTCTTGCCCAGAAAATGGGTATTGGTGATGTTGATACCATGCTTGTAACAGGGCGTGTTGGTCCCGCTGAACTTGCTGGTGAAATTGCCTCAATGCCTGCGAAGTCTCTACCTCGTCGTGTCGTTGAAGGTGCAATTTCAGAAGGCTTTTTAGAGGAATTACCTCAATCAGTATCTGAGCAGATTTTACAGAACTTAGCCCTAGATAAGCCTTGGCATGATGGTATTGAAGATGCAGCAGTCATGGGTACTTTGGCTGGTATGGCAATGGGTGGTGCTGCCAATATCTTATCTGGTCGTAACACAAGTACAGAATCCCAAGATAACCAACAGCAATCAGGTTCACCTAATTTACCATCAGCACCACCACAATTAGGTTCAAGTCCAGATAATGCTTTGACTGGTGAATACATTCCACGTGAAAATGTGCCACAGGGTGATAATCAAGGTCGCACAGCTTTTGTTTATGATCAACCATCAATGGAAGCTGATAATCTATTAAACAACAACTACAAAAGTGATGCTGATTTCGATACATCTGGTAATTTGGACCCATCAAATAACCCAGACAGCCCATTATCCCCAAGTGGTGGAAACTATTTTGAGGATCATTCAACACAGCCACAGTTACCATCAGAACGTTTAGGTATTAATCCAGAAGATGGACCTATGTCATCCGCAGCAGCTTTAGCTGTGGATAGTGGTGCTTCAAACAGCCTTACTCCATTGACTGATGCAACAATTATTGGTGGAGTTGATGAAGCCCAATCCACTCAGAGTGAATATTCAGACTCAACTGCACAAGCTATTCAACATGGAATGAATGAAATAGCACAAGGTGCCAAAGAAGCAGCGGTTGAAAATACAATTCAACATCTTGAAAAAGATGGAGAAGTTCAATTATTCAAAGAGGATTCCATTGCAAAAGCTTTGGAAAATCAAAATTATAATGTTCGTTTAAATGATGATGGTTCTGCATCAATCATAGGTGTAAAAAATCCAGCAACTAATCAATGGCATGGTCAAAGTAAAGAAGATGGAAGTCGGGTATCAACACCACTTGAAAATACTGTAAATCAACAAAATAATGATTTATCTAATCAACTTGTTAATTTAGAACAACAATTTGAAGAAGCTAAAACCGTTCCTGAAAAGGCAAGAATTCGTAAAGAAATTAATGCACTCCAACAAAATAATACTTTAGTTCAGCCTACAGAAACTCAAAACAAAGCGATTTTAGGTGTTGATGGTCAAAACAAGTGGTTTGGCAGTCAAGATAAAGCTGATGCTTTTGTGACCAAAAAAGGTATTACTGACACCCATCATGTAGTACAGACCGAAAATAAACGCTTTGAAATTCAGCCGATTGATCAAAACCAAGATGAGATTGGGGATATTCGTCAGGCTAAAAACATAGACCAACCAAGTGCAATAGAAAATACTATTTCAGTTTCTGAAAATAATATTTCTATGCCTAAAAATACTATTTTGGATGCTCAAAATAATATTGACAAAACCCAAACTAACAATGTTGCAGATCAACTTGCACAACTCGAACAACAGTTTTTAGATGCCAAATCTGTTCCACAAAAAGCAAAACTTAAAAAACAGATTGATCAGCTTAAGTCTCAGCAAACTGAAATGACTACAACACCATTTAGCTCTGAGCAAATTCAAAAACAATATGGTGATACAGCTGAAAGTGTAATGTCTGATATTGAAATTTTGGGTGATGATTTCACAATTGATTTGCGTGATGACAATAAAAAGACCAATGCATTAAATAATCCTAATTACAACGCTGTACAGAAAGCTGATGGTTCAGTAGAAATAGTAGGCATGAAGCATCCAAGTACAGGAGAGTGGGTAGGTAAAAAGCCTAATGCTATTAGTATTGATGAAAATGCACATCAGGCTGCAACAAGTTCACAAAATAATACCCCAGAACCGACTCAAGCCCAGATTGAAGCTGGTAACTATAAGAAAGGTCATATAAAAGTTCATGGCTTAGATATATCTATTGAAAATCCAAAAGGCTCAACCCGTTCTGGTAATCGCCCTGATGGTACTCAATGGGAACATACTATGAGTGACCATTATGGTTATATCAAGCGTACCAAAGGTGCGGACAACGAGCATATTGATACCTATATTGGTAATAATCCAGATTCTAATCAGGTATTTATCTTAGATCAGATTGATCAAGAATCAGGTAACTTTGATGAACATAAAGTTATGCTTGGCTTTTATAGTCAGGAAGAAGCCACCACTGCCTATAAATCCAACTTTGATAAAGGTTGGAAAGTAGGTCCTATCCGCAACATGGATATGGAACAATTCAAAGACTGGCTTAAAAATGAGGATACTTCTAAACCTGCTACTAGCACCGATGCCAATAAACCTAAAGAAGCAATTAAAGATTTAGGTGAAAAAATTGGAGGTGCTCGAAAAGATACAGCATTATCAACAGGGAAATCAAAAAAAACCAAATCAACCGATAACCGACCTACATGGGCAAAGCGATATACGATCAGTGAAATTGTGTCATCGACCAATTCAAATGAAACTGGTAAATGGGTCATTGAGGACAGTAAAAAAACCGATTGGAAAGGAAGTCCTAAAAAACTTGGGATGTTTGATAGCGAACAGGAAGCAAAAGATATGTTGCCTGTGGTTGCAGTTGGCTTGAAGCATCGAGTATATGCACGACGTGATGGGGAGAGTGGATTTGAAATTTGGAGACAAATTAATGATGTAAAACGTGTCAAAGTAGTAAACAAGGTTTTTGATACGAAACAGGATGCTCAAACCTATTTAATTGAAAATGCGAATAATATTCTTGAAACCAGTACCACTTTTGGTGAGCTGGATTTACCACGTCCTGAAAATACAGTGCGAAAGGGTATTGAGCGTCGTAAAGGTGATGCTAAAGATACTGATTTTATGAAAGTGTTTGGCTTTCGTGGTGTTGAATTTGGAAATTGGAATAACCAGGAAGAACGCCAACAGCTATTAAATGATGCCTACGATGGCTTACTTGATCTTGCTGAAGTATTGAAAATTCCTGCAAAAGCAATCAGTTTAAATGGTGATTTAGCATTGGCATTTGGTGCACGAGGGCAAGGTTTAAGTAGCGCACGTGCTCATTATGAGCCTGCAAAGGTAGTGATCAATTTAACCAAAATGAATGGTGCTGGTTCGTTGGCGCATGAGTGGTGGCATGCTTTTGATCACTATCTTGCACGCCAAGATGGTATCGCATCGGCAGAGTGGGTTGTGGATGCTGATGGCACACGTAGTTTAAAAATATCGAACAGCAGTAAAGACCGCATGGTAAGTCATGGTTTCTCTTATAGAAATTCAGGCGTGAGAGAAGATGTACGAAATGCCTATACTGATTTAATGAAAACAATGTCCACAAAAGCTGAGCAATATGTTGAAGATGTGCAGGCGGTGGATAAGTTTGTAGGTCAAAGTCGGGACAGAGTGAAGGAGCGGTTGGATTCATTGAGAGAGGATTTGTCTCAACAGCGTGATCCAAAATATTATAAACGCCATAACAAGCCAGCCAGTGCTGAGCAATTGGTTTTATTTGATACAATTTCACAGAAGTTGATCAATGGCGAGTTACTCGAAACAGAATGGCGAACTGATGTAAAAAACAAATCTGCAAGCGGTATATTTTCAGGTGCTCGTTGGACTAATGATGCTTTAGAACAGTTAGGGGAGATTTATAAATCAGTACGTGGGCGTTCTGGTTTTAGTAAAGATCAAGATGCAGTACTGGATCGTTTGCGTTCAGCGATGAACAGTTATGCAAATCGTCTGAAAATGTTGGCTGATGCTCAAAAAGAAGTTAGCAAGACTAGGAAAATACCAACTAAGTTTGTGATGGATGCCAAAAATCTTGATGAAGGACGTGGTTCTGATTATTGGACAACTCCGCATGAGTTGAGTGCACGTGCGTTTCAGGGGTTTGTTGAGGATAAGATAACTGAAAATAATGGACGTAGCCCATTTTTAAACCATGCACCTGAAAATGCTGCGATAGAAACGCCATGGGGATGGATGCGCCCATATCCACATGGTGATGAACGCAAAGCAATCAATGCAAAGTTTTCTGATTTGGTTGATACCCTAAAAACAGAAGAAACAGAAACAGGGGTTAAACTTTATAGTCGTGACAAATTAAAACCTGATAACGAGCGTAGAGGTGCTTCACCATTAGACACGACCTTTACTCCATTATCCGTTGTCAATGCTACTCGTAGAGTCCTTTCTATTCTTCAACATCTCAAAATGTCCGCTACACAAGATGCGTCGATTAGTGGTCGAATTACTGTTGGAAGTGCTGGAATTAAGGGGGGATTTGATGTTCAAGTTATTTCTAGCTTTGATGGACTTCCTACGGAAATACAAAAAGATGCCACATACCAGGATGATAAAGGTAATACCCAAAACTATGATGTTAGTGCTGTTTGGCATAAGGGTACACTCTATGTAGTTGCTGATCAGGTATATGGAGATAATGAAAAACAGCTTACTACATTTGATGCTTATGAGGAAATGTTAGCGCATGAAATCATTGGCCACTTTGGTGTACAACAGATATTTGGACAAGAATATAAAACCAAGTTGCAACAACTCTATAATGCTTTAGGTGAGCTTGAAGGCATCCGCAAAATCGCCAGTAAAAATGGTGTAGATATGGCACAGTTTGAAACTGCATATATTGAGCCATATACCCAAGGCGCAGAAAAAGGGCTTTATGATCCTCTCGATGTACAACAAGCTCTAGTTGGGGAATTATTTGCATTTGTTGCCCAAAATCAGGAAAAGAAGCCTTTTATAAGCCAAAAAATAAAAGAGGTAATTGGATATATTCGTCAGTGGTTCCGTGATCGTGGTTTTGATAAATTCCTTTCACGTTACAATGATGCTGATTTAATGATGTTTTTATCAGAAGCTCGTAAGGCTGTAGTTGATCGAAGCTATTTTGGTAAATATAAAAATCAAGAATTTTCATCTAAGAACGATTCTGATACTCCACTTTATAGCCGTCGTACTAAGAGCAATTCAGGCTCTACAGTTCAGCAAGTAAGGGGTGTATTGATTGATCGTTTTGGTAAAGAGACCATTGATGAGCTTGAACGACAAGGTAAGCTTGAAATTATTCAGGATTATCAGGTTGAAGGTGTCGAGGGCTTCTATTACAACGGTAAAGCCGTACTCGTTGCATCGAATCTGACTGCTGAAAGCACAGTACCAACATTCTTACATGAGTTGGGTGGTCATGCTGGTTTTCAAAACATGATGAACCAGAAACAATATAATGAATTGATGAATCAATTTAATAAATTGGTTGATCAGGGCAATCCTGTTGCTATGGCTGCAAAATTACTTGCGGAACGTGAACAAGGCTCTGAACGTCAGCAGCTTGAATATTTACCATATTTATTAACTCTTTCTTCCACTATGCAACAACGTAATGTGATTCAACGGAATGCACTGCAAAAGTTGATTAACAATATTGTTTCATATGTAAAAGCATGGGTATTTGATAATTTTGGTATCAATCTTAATTTGAATCCTGATGATATGCTTGCACTATCAGAACGTATGATTGGGCAAATTAAACATCAATCATCATTGGATTTAATTCGTCAAAAATATCATGGGACAAATCAATGGATGACAGCACCAAACGGTGCAAAGACACATCTTTCAGAACAACAATGGTTACAAGTCCGCACACCAGAATTTAAGAAATGGTTTGGTGATTGGGAAAATGATGCAGCAAATGCTTCACAGGTATTAGATGAAAATGGGGAGCCTAAGGTTGTTTATCATGGTACTGCTACCGAGTTTAATGAGTTTAAGCAAGGTCATGGCTTACTGGGGGAAGGTATTTACTTAACTGATAGCTTTGATACAGCAGATGTATATGCCAATATCCGTGGGGAAAATGGCTTTGTACTGCCTTTATTTGTAAACATTCGGAATGCATTTAAAACAACGGGTAATGTATCTCGAGATAAAGTTGTTGAAGCAACGAAATCTGGTAAGTACCAAGGTGTAGTACATCAATTTGAAAATCATGAATATATTGTTGCGCTAGAGCCTAACCAAGTAAAAATAGCTGTGGGTAATACGGGCACATTTAATAGTGAAAGTTCAGATATTAGATTTAGCCGCAGTTCTAACTACGAAGATATTACCAATCGTATCGCTAATGGGTTTAAAAATTTACCCAAAACAGGTGACTGGATTAATAAAAAAGGTGTCGATTGGTTGAAAATCGGATTAGGCTTATTGAGTCGTCGGCATTTAACGGAGGTTTACGGAAAACTACTTCCACCACTAAACAAATATAATGAACTAGCTGCTCAAATGGATGCTGATAAAAATGATATAGCTGCTAATGCAGATAATATTGTGCGTGAGTGGTCTAAATTAAAGGATGAAGAAGCTTTAGCAAATGTAATGCATGATGCAACTTTAGCTCAAATTGACCCTGCTAAACCATACCAACAGGGGGATAACAAAGTTAAATATCAGCAATTGATTCATGCCTATAATAATTTATCTCCTGAAGCTCAAGCAATGTATAAAAAAGCCAGGAATGCCTATAGTGGGCATTATGCCAAAGTTCGTGAAGCGATTAGAGAACGCATTTTGCGATCAGCTTTAAGCAGCCAGAAAAAAGCTGATTTGCTAAAAAATATCGAGGGTTCTTTTGGTCAAATTAAAGGTGTCTATTTTCCTTTAGCTCGTTTTGGTAAATACGTGGTGGTACTGCGAAACCAAAATGGTGAGGCTGAGGTTGTTAGTCGTGCTGAAACTAAAAATGAAGCTGAATCGGTTCGTGCAGAGTTAATAAAAAAATATCCACAATATAAGGCTGATGACGTAAAAAAAGATGCGGAGTTCAATGCAAGTCGTGACAGCGTTGGTCGTGGATTCATGTCTGATCTTTTTGATGAAGTTGGAAACCTAGGTTTAGATAAAAACGCTCAAGCGGATTTTGAAGATACTTTAAGTCAACTATATCTATCATCTATGCCTGATTTATCCTGGGCAAAACATGGTATCCATCGAAAGGGTACTGCTGGATTCAGTCAGGATGCTCGTCGTGCATTTGCTCAACATATGTTTAGTGGTGCAAATTATTTAGGAAAATTGCGTTATGGGGATCAGTTAGCTCAACAAATTGATGATATGAAAAAGTATTCTAATGAGCAATTTAACAAGGGTATTGGTTATGACCAGAATTCTGCTAGTGATGTCATTGATGAAATGGAAAAAAGACATGAGCTTTTAATGAATCCTAAAGGGAATCCATTATCAAGTTTTCTCACAAGTGTTGGTTTCATGTATTACATGGGTTTATCTCCTGCTGCAGCTATGGTCAACCTATCTCAGACAGCGTTGATCGCTTATCCTCTTATGGGGGCAAAATGGAACTATGACAAAGCAGGAAAAGAACTCCTTAAAGCATCTAAGGATTTCGCTAAAGGTGTTGAATTCAATGTACCTGATTTTTCAAGCCTAGAAAGTTTCAAAAATAGTATTGGTGATGTTTATAGTCCAAATATTGATAAAGTGATAAAAGGGCTTGAGCTAGATGCTTACAATGAAGCCGTAAAGCGTGGTGTTATTGATGTTACACAAGCACATGACTTAGCAGGTATTGCTCAAGGGGAAGACAGTAAAGTAATGTGGTATTTCCGACCAGCAATGCGTTTGGCAAGTGGCATGTTTCATCATGCAGAGCGTTTTAACCGTGAAGTAACTTTTATTGCAGCCTATCGTCTTGCTAGTCAAGCTGGGGCTACTCAAACAGAAGCATTTGAACAAGCTATGGATATGGTTTATAGAGGGCATTTTGACTATTCGAGTGGTAACAGAGCACGTTATATGCAAGGTAATGTTGCAAAAGTTCTTTTACTGTTTAAACAATATGCTCAGAATATGATTTATACCTTGGTGCGTAATGCTCACCAGTCAATTTATGCACTTGACCCTAAAGATCAAAAAGAAGCTCGACGTGCTTTGGCTGGTATTTTAGGTATGCACGCTCTGGCTGCTGGTGCATTAGGTTTGCCATTCACGGGTATGTTAGCTACAGCCTCCATCTTGATTGCCAAGAAAAGTAAACTTGGGGCTGCCGCATTTGCTGCTGCTGCAACGGCTGCATTCTTTGGAGCTGGAGATGGTGATGATGAAGATCCATATGAATTGGAAAATGTAATCCGAAATTGGTTGGCAGATATTCATCCTTTTTTTGCAGATTTGGTGTTTGGTGGTGTGCCTCGCGCATTAAGTCCAGTCGACTTGTCGGGTCGTGTCGGTTTAAACAATTTAATTATTCCTGATGTGCAAGAGGGTCTTGAGGGGGCGGATTGGGCAACCGCAATGCAATCTGCATTACTTGGACCAGTCGTAGGTATTAGCACAAGTACAGTAAAAGGCTTGCAACAAATTCAAGAAGGTGATTACGGTCGTGGTATAGAGACTATGCTGCCGATTTTTCTTAAAAATGCGATGAAGTCTTACCGTTATGCTGATGAGGGGGTATTAACCAAAAATAAGGATGTGATTCATGATAAGGATGTCACAGGGGTTGAGTTATTTTCTCAAGCCATTGGTTTTTCACCGGCATCGGTAAGAACCTCATACGAGGGGCGGTCTGCGATTTTCCAATATAGAACTAAGCTGGAAGATCATCGACGTGAGTTGATGCGCAAGTGGGTGGTGGCTCGACAAGAAGATGACAGTGATGGCATGAATAAAGTATGGACTGAAATTTTGGAATTTAATGCAAAAACTGCCGAGAAAAATCCAAAGATGCGAATTAGTCGTATGAACCTTATGCAAAGCTATAAAGCTACTGAGCGTAAAGCAAAAGAAACTGGTGATGGAGGTGTATACCTTACTAAACGGCAGAAAGGTGCTGAGGAGCAAGGTGGGTTTGCGTTTAATCGTTAAAGGGAAAAGCCACCTTGCGGTGGCTTCTTTATTGGATTTTATTTGAGTTTTTCCTTATTTACTAAACCTGTAATCCTAGTCAAGCCAAATGCTGTCACTCGCATGTGTAAAAATACACGCTCTTGACCATCATTTTGATTTTTGATTACTGGTGATGCTTTATTGGTAAAAACACCATTCAACACATACTGTGCATGTGGTTGTAATTTCTTTTCAGCATCTCGATAACACCACTTCTTTTGAAGAAGTAGATTGATAAGGTCCTTTTCTTTAATCCCGATGGTTTTGGCACATTCACGGATACAATATGTATGTGTTGTATCAGCAATGGTATCGAGTGCTTGAGCTTTAGGTTCAAGTTTTTCAACTTTTTGGGTTAGCTCGATATTTTGTTTTGCCTGAGTTTCAATTGCTTGTAGTAGGTGATAAGGATTTGAAATATCAAATACTGGTTGAATTTGACCTGTGGCAACTACGTCAAAAGTACGAATAACTTTCAGATTAAAAGATGGACTAATCCACATTGCATACGAGTAAACCAACTCCTTTGCAACGTATGTACCTTGCTCTAAACCACCACGAATCACACTAACTGGTTGAATTTGTTGCGAGGATGGAATTCCTCCCTCGGTCAATTCCTGAACAAGTGCTTGAGTTTGCTTATTTTCAAGGAAAAATTTAGGTTTATTTTTCTCAAGGGAACCACTTGCTTTATGCAAATCATTCAAACAAAAACGACCTTGTGCATCAGTGCGAATTTCAATTCCATCTATAGCAATATGAGGTTTTACTAATGCATTCATGCTGCCAACTCCTCTGCAAAAAACTTTACCAAATCTGGTGAGCATTCTTTGAAGTTATCAAATTCTTCAACACAAATATCTTGAAAGTTATTTGCTATTGATGAAGCTAAATGTGCCAAAGTTTTAATTGTTGGAGATAGTTCTGACTTTTCAGCAATTACAGTTGTTAATGCTGAAATTTCATCAAAACGATTATTTGCGATACGCACAAATTCAAGCAAACTCCGTAATTGCTGTTCACTGACCTGAACTTGCTTGTCTTGGGTGAATTGGGTTATATTGTTCATAGGTATTCATCCTTTGTGATGGCAACTGAACCTTGTGCGATGTGGTAGTTGAACAAGGTTTTTTTGTGCCTGTTGATTTCATGCTTTCGCACTCTCATGCTGTTTTAAATAAAATTCAATAGCCTTGTTAACCAAGTAATTCATTGAACGTTCTTCTTTTTCAGAATAAGCCTTTAGTAACTCATGTAGATCAACTGATACTCGCACACGAACATCAATAGGCTTTTGGCGATTTTGTTTCATAATTACCCTCTTTAATGCCACAATGTGTGGCGTTTAATAACTATAGCCACATATTGTGGTATTGTAAATACGTAAATGAAAATATTTGCCACTTTTTGTGGCATGAGGTAAAAATGAGTAATCAAGCCGATCACACCATTGTTAGATTGCGAGTTCCACCAGAGTTAAAAAAACAAATTGAAGAATCAGCAGAGCAGAATAATCGTTCTCAAAGTGCTGAAATGGTTGCTCGTTTAGAAAAGAGCTTCGAAAACAATATTCCTTCAGCATTAGTTTCTGAATACATGCAGGCTGTTGAAGAAAAAAATGATATGATTAAAAAACAATTAGAAATCTCTAATCTTCTTGTACTTAAACTAGCTGAAAAGCTACCTGATGACGATCCATCGAAAAGCAAAATGTTAGAATTAATTAATCAATTGAATTAAAAAAGCCGACTTTAAGTCGGCTTTATTTATAAGAAAATTTAATTACACTGCATTTGTCCGCCCACACTTTGGCATGAGCCACCAGTAGAAGGGAAATAAGTATCACCTGCACCACGATTATAACGAGTACCATCCGACCCCCAACAACCTGCACCGTCACAGTTTGTTATTGTGGATGGCTGACGTTGTGGCATAGGTGCAGAGTAAGAGTTGTTTGAGTTTGAGTAACTATCACCACTCGATACATTTACGCCATTCATTGCTGCTAATGTATTACGCTGGTTAGTAGTTAAACCTCTGGATCCTTTAATCGGTGTGCTAGCTTCCTGAATAATTTTTTGGCGCAATGCTTCATCTTCAGCAGAGCGTGTAGGCTGACGAGGCACAGTATAAGTATTTTGACGAGTGCCCTGATAGTGATTTACATACGTGTCAGGAATGGATGAATTAGAGCGATAAGTTTGTTTAGGTGCTGGTGTACTGGTTGTACCCAACGATCGTAAAGTTTCTATATTCTGTTGCTTAGCACCCTTAGGTGGTGGCTTACTTGAATAGGTAACATTACCTTTTGCATCAACCCATTTGTAAACCCCTGCATATAGATTTACTGGAATACACAGTAAAATAAACGTTGTAATTTTTAATACACTCATGCGCATCTCAAAGATAATAATTATATGAAATCACGATAGTTTAATTTTAGAGCAGTATCAACCCCCTGTAAGGTTCGCTAAATAACCGCCTTTAAATAAAACTCTACGAAATAAAGTAGAGTTTTATTTCGGGGCAAGTTATGCAAGAAAACACAATTCCATGGATCATCAAAGTTGTGCCTGCCGTAGTGGGGGCTATTCTTGCCCTGGTATTAAGTGGTGACATTGATAAAAACGGAAAAATTCAAGTTTCTTTGGGTGTTATAGGCAAGTTTTTATTCAGCGTTTCAGTCAGCCTTTATGGCGGTTCAGCATTTATTGAATATTACGAATTATCAAAATATTCTCACATGGCTCAAGGCTTTGTGATGCTTATGTTTGCAGTTTTTGGATTATTAGGGATTGGTATTCTTTATCAGTCTATTGCATTGATGCATGGTAAACCTTTATCTGAGGTTATTAGTGAGGTCAAAGCTGCCTTTATTTCAATACTTAGTAATGGTAAAGGTGATAAACAATGAGTGTAAATCAATCACAACAAGTAGCTCAGGCATATTCATGGCTTCGTGCTATGTCTGGCGGAAAATTAAGTCAATCTCAGGTTATGGCTGGTGATCAGATTATTGAGAAAAATGGCTTAAATGTTTTTGCAAAACTTATTGGCTTTGAAATACCTACACCTTTAGTAAATGGACAGCGAGATATTTCTGAGAATGGTTATGCAATTATTAGAGATGCTGAGGGTTTTCGTTCAACAGCTTATTTAGATACAGGAGGTGTTTGGACTATTGGCTTTGGTACCATTAAATATCCAAATGGCACATCAGTTAAAAAAGGCGATACTTGCACGAGAAATGAAGCTGAACAATGGCTTAAAAACGATTGTGTATGGGTTGATGCTTGTCTTGATAAAAATGTCAAAGTTAATCTTAATCAAAACCAATTTGATGCATTAGCTTCTTTTGTCTACAACATAGGCGAAACGGCATTTGTAAAAAGCACAATGCTTACTCTTATTAATCAAAACAGTTTGACCTCAGCTGCAAGTCAATTTGATCGTTGGGTGTTTGATAATGGAAAGCGTATTCAAGGCTTAGTCAATCGTCGAGCAAAAGAAAAATCATTATTCCTAAAGGTGGCTTAAATGATTGATGCTGTGTTAGGTAAATTTTACAAATACATTATTTTAGGCTTGATGATATTTATCTTTGGATATGTTTTTTATGCCAATTCTCTTGCTGGAAAATTGGCAGATTCAGAAAAAGTTAAAACTAAAGCAATAGCTGATGCTATTAAGCCTTATCAAACAGCTATTAAAACAGCCAAAGAACAGAAAGCCATTACTGAAAAAGCCTGGTCAGATAAATATATTGAGGTAGAACAAAATGCGATTAAAAAAATACAAGATGCGAATGCTGCCGCTCGTAGTGCTGACTTGGCTGCTAGTGGGTTGTCAAAGCAACTCAGTGAAGCCAACAAACGTTTGTCCAGTGCTCCCAAGCAAACCATTATTAACTACACCATTGCCAACTCAGAGCTACTCGAAAGTTGCACAGCAGAATATCGAAGCTTGGCAGAAAAAGCTGATGGACATTCACTGGACGCAATGAGGTTATACGATAGTTGGCCAGAACTAAATAAAACCCTCAATTGAGGGTTTTATTTTATTTTTTGATTTGTGGTTGAGGGGGGTAGGTGGGTTTCGAAGGAATCAATTTATCACCTTTTATTACTCGTGTTGGTGGTGGTGGTGGTGGTGGTGGGATTTGTTGGTTTTGAGACATTTTGCTCTCCATTAAATTTCTGAAAAATAAAAAACAAACTAACAATGAAGGTTAAAACAAGTAATATATATGTTGCTACTGCTAAATGTGATAATCTTTTTTGTCTAAAAATATTATTTTCATTGAGAATTGTTGAACAACTTGAGTATTGGTCTATTAAATATATAGAAAATTGTTCATTTACATATTTTTCTACATCATCATTTGAAGGTGTATTCGTAGAATTACTTATAAAATGGTTTCTTAAAGTTTCTCTATAAGTTTCCATCTCTGCATTTGAATTAACCCATTCATCTGATTTTAAACTTGTAATGCAAACAAAGTTAATAATAACAAATATTAAAATTAATGAACTTATTCCCCATAAAATGAAAACTATAGTCATTTGAGAACAATTAAGTTTCATTAATGTATCTTGCATAGTGAAATTTGAAGTTATACATGCTGTGATGAAAACTGAAAATAAAACCATCCGAGCATAAATTTTTTCTTTAAAATCTATATGAAATAAATAATCTGATTTATAAAGATCAATTCTCTTTTCAAGATCCATATTTTTTCCTATTAAGCATAAAATTTGTAATAATCACTTTCTGATAAGATTTGAAATATCGGCATCAAAATATTTAGTAATATCAAACCATTTTTCTATTTCTTTTTCCCATTTGTACACACGTTCATTTTCAATTTTTAATACATCTAACCCTTTGATGCTAAAGTGAGTCGTATCATTTGGAAGCTGTTCCCAATCAATAGCCCCATTATCATTAAACCAATTTTCCCAAGCATTTTGTATGTATGGGACCACAAAAGATTGTTGCACTTCATTCCATGCAAATATGTTCTGTATATTGGATTTTTCTTTATACATATCTTTAACACTTTTAGTCGGGCGGAATGATTTCATAAATCTTTCCAACTGTTCTTTAATAAAAGCAAATTCAGTATTTATAACGTCAGGTGTTTGAACTTGAGAATAAGCTTCCTCTGCATCCGCAATATCAGCAGCTGATACATACCTTTGTTTTAAAGCAAATTTAGAATAATTATCGTCATATTGTTGTCGGGCAAATTGAATAGCTGTCTGATAATCTAAACGTTCACCACGTTTTCTTAGGTTTACATACCGTTTAAGACTATTCCATGATGAATGCAATGTAATTGTTTGAAGTTGCGGTATCGTAAAGCCATCCTCTGCATAGCGTGTTGCAGCTTCATGGCGTAAATCATGGAACCTTAAATCTTCAATTCCATTTAAACGACATGCTCTACGAAAATAATCACTGACTGTCTGTACATTGACAGGTAATAAAAGCTCATCATTATAACCCAGCTCCAGCATTCTTTTTCGAGTAGAAGGTTCAAGTAATTCTTCAATGATGAGGAGGGCATTAGGCTCTAAATGGGCAAACTTATGATTTCCTTTAGAACCATCTGGATTTTTAACGTCTCTGATCTTCCACTGACTATTTTTTTTGTCAAAATCAGCTAAACGCATTTCACATAGTTCACCTTCACGACGACCTGTATAGATCGCAAGCCACATGACCAGGTGCATAGGAATGGCATTGCGAACTCGTTTCCAGCCTTTATAAAAGTGATTGGTCAGAATATGAAGTTCTTCTGATGTGATTAAACGATCACGTTCCTTTGATTTAGTAACAATACGAGCTTTTTTTAGACCGATCAGCGAATGTGACAATTCATTTTTTGCATGTGCAACATCTTCACCCCATACAAGTTCTGCATGATTTAAGACTGATGAAATATGGGATAAATCTTTTAATGCAGTTGCTGGGGCAACGCCATCTATCATTTCAATTGGATTGCCTTTGCGTCGTTCAATGGCAAATGATGAGAAATCTTGACGTGAAAGGGTATAAGCATCTTTATGGGCAATATCATAATTACAGATATTTTTTAGTGCTGCAGTTTTGGTATCAGCAAATTCGTCACTAATTTCATCTAAATATTGAGTGATGAATTGTTCTAAAGTTTTTGACACAACCTTAGCTTCTGGATTTAGAATAGCAGGATTAACCAGAATCTCTGCTTCAAGTCGCTTAATCCATTCTTTGGCTAATGACTCTTTTGCAAAAGTTCTTGTTTTAATAAATGGTGGTAAGCCTTTACGAGTTATTCGTATTTGAGCTCTGTATCGAGTTTTACCATCTGCTGTAGTTCGTTCTGCAATTGTTCCCAT